AGACTGCATAGCCTTAGAGAAGTCATTATCCCATAATCCTGCTACTGCTCCACTTTTAGTGTAATCATCATCAAATCCTCTTCTTATAGCTTCTCCAGCACCAAATAGTAATCCTAAAGTACCATCAAGGAAAGTAGTACCTGCAAGTATAGCACCTTTAGCAAGACCTGCTCCTATCTGTGCATACCAAGGTTGATTCTCAGCTCTTATATCTCCTAACTCTTGAAACTGTGCCTCAGTTGCAGTAGGCTCATCAAACATACTTTCACCCCAAGGTGTAGTAGTTCCCTCTAAGGATGATTGTACCATCTGCTCACCATGTGCCCTTGCATCATACAGTGAAGTAGGAGCAGTATTTGCTCCTACATTCATACTGAATGACTGAAACTCAGGACTAAGATTAGTGTATGGCTCTTGATTTGCTTTTTGCAAATCTCTAAAAGTCATTGGACCACTCTTAGTAATATCTATATCCTTCACTTTAGTTTTTCTTGCCATATCTTAATATCCATAAGGATTAAACTCTTGTTCTTTTGTCTTATTCTGTACTCCTAATTGAGAGTGGAATAAGTAGGCTTGCTGTATAGAATTAGCATATTGCTGCTGAGCATAAGTAATCTCATCTGGAGTAGCTTGATGTACATTACCCCTTGCATCAGTATATTGACCTGTACTAACTACATGTTGCCATTGATTTGCAGCAGCCATTGCTCTATCTCTATTTTGCTCATTGGTTGTATTGATACCAGCAGGCATTCTATATCTCCTTACATTACCCTTGTCATCTTGTATCATCACAGTAGTACCATAAGGACTGAACCTTGTAGCAGTTACTTTGTACTTATCACTCTTCAAGTCTTCCATAGTGATTTCCTCACCTGTATCCTTGAATTTCTTAGATTTGCTATCATAGTCTACTTCTTTCAGACTTAATCCTCTACCAGCAGTCATAATAGCATCCTTCATATCACCCTGCTGATTACCTGCAATAGGATAGTCATACTCAGTAACCCTTGTAGCATCATATCTTGAAGTTCTTCCTGTTGAAGAATTAACATACCTACTCCACACATTACCAAGATTACCAGGTTGCCACTTACCCTTTGTCACATTATGAGCACCTATGTTGTCCATGAACTGTCTGAATGCAGTAGGAGTAAATTTCTTATTACCACCCTGCATCTGTGTTTCTACGTTCATAAGTCTTGCAGTACCACTACCAGAACCTGTTGATGTTGCTCTTGGGGTAGCATTTCTATTATACTCTTTCCATCCTGCATAAGTCATTCTTATCTGACCATGACTATCTTTATAGAAGTACTTAGAAAAATTCTTCATATTATCCTTATACTTCTTTTCATCTTTACTCAACTCTCTACTACTATAGATGTTCAAAGGATTGATAGCAAGATTATTCAGTTGAGCTTGTCTCTGCTCTGCTGCTTGTCTTGCAGCAGCTCTCTTTTCTGCTCTCTTTTGCATAGCTTCTTGTTCAGCCATCTTAGCTCTCCAGTTATCAAGAGTCTGGTATTGAGTTTCACCAACTGCACTCCATAGACCTTGCTTAGCATAGTCAATAGCCCTTGCAATAGTAGCTTTGTCTCCCCAGTTTCTAACACCACTTGAATTAATGGCATCTTCAACAATCCTTGTAAGTTGAGGAGCAGCATTAGGATTATCCTGTATAGCCTGTAATACTGCTTTAGAACTAAAGCCTTTCTGCATCATAGCCTCATAGTATGAGTTACCCAAAATGCTTCTCCACTTCCTTGGCTTCTCTTGCATTTCCTTAGCCAATGCAGATGCAGCACTTGCAGCCTGTGCAGTAATTAACTTACCTGAATATGACTCATAAGCTAATTGAGGATTCCTTATATAATCATCAAGACTTGTAGTTGCAGCTCTCCTACTCAACATCAATGTTGGGTCTTGAAGGAGTGCTTGCTGCTGTTGCTCTGCTTGTTTCTGTCTTGTTGTATAGGCTTGTTCAATAGGAGTTATCTCCTTACTGTACCTTGCTCTCATATTGAGCATATCTCTCCTACTTGCAGCATTGAGTCCTTCTCTTGCTAACTGACCTGCTTGCTCTTCAAGGTCATTTGCATAGGTCTTATACATCTTGTAAGCATAAGGGTCAGTCTGTTCATTAGCCATTTCCTCCCATACACTTGCCTTAGTAGCAAGGTCTCCATACTGGTTCTCCAACTCTTGATGAGCCTGAGTAGCCATCAAGGTTGGAGCCAGCATCTCTTGGTAAGAGAATGGCTTGAATTGTGAATTTATTACTAAACTATAATTAGCCATATTACTTCTTCTTAATAGTTAAATAACCACCCTTAGCTTTCTTTTTCTTCTTAGCTTTATTGGCAGCATCCCTTACTTCTTTCTTCTCTGCTTCACTAAGACTTTCATATCCATTCTTATATGTAACATTACCCTTGCTGTCAATAGAGTAGTATAGTGCAGGATTACTCATAATCATATTTCTGCTATACTCTTCTCTACCAATATCTCCAAGAGAATTAAAGAAGTTAGTAAGGTTAGCACTCATACTTGCACCTCTTCTTGCATCAACAGCATCTCTTACTGCCATAGCTTGTGCAACACCACTTAGCCTTGAACTTCTTGCCTTTAATGCAGCCTCTTGATTTGCCATTGCAGCCTTGAGTCCCATCTCAGCATTGGCTTGATTAGTACCTCTATTAAAGGTTTCAACAGCTTGTCTTTGTGCCAAGTTATACTCTTCAGCTTGTCTTGCAAGGTCTCCTAATCTGCCTTGAGCATTATAATCTGCTGCAAGCAAGGCTGCATTCCTTGAAGGACTTGTAGTATTCATAATAGCCCTTCTTGTAGCACCTGCTTGTGCATTGAGTTTATTTAGATAGAAGTTTCTATCAAAAGGTCTATATTGTAAGTAGTTGCCTATTGGAGTATAACCTATTGGAGTGTAATTTCCTGCCTGATTAGCTGCTTCAAGTATTGCATCTGCACTTGTATAATCTGGTCTACTAAATAAGTTCTGACCTAATCCTATTGCAGCACCTACTACAGGAGCATATCTCAGGTCTGTAGCATCCAAAGAGCTACCTACATCATATCCTGCTCTCTTAGCAGCAGCTCTTGCCATATATTTAGGAGTTTCCACAAATTCTCCATTAGGAGTGATTCCTACTCCATATTTATAAATACCATAAGTATTCTCATCAGGGTCTGTATAAGCCATATCTATAAAAGGATTATAACTATAATTGTCTTCTGTAGGTTCAAGGAAGAAATTTGCCCTTTTTAAATTATTACTCTTATTTCCTAAACCATCAAATAATGTACCCATTCTACCACCATGAGCATATTGTACTCCTTCTTGACCCTCTTGGGTCTGTTGTCTTACAGTCTCTTGGGCTTGCTGTAGTCTAGACATAGAGCTTAGGAGTCCTCTCTTGCTTATTGGGTCATTAGGTCTCTCCTTTGATTCATCACCTAACTTCTCTGCTATTGCAGCAAAAGAATGTCCATCATAGGATTTAGGGAGATTAAAACTTTCCAATAGACCACCATCAGCAAATAACCTATTACTGAATACATAGTCATTGAATATAACCTCACCTTGCTCTACAAGATTTGGGTTTCCCTCAGCATCCATTCCCATAGGTACACCCTCCATTGGATTCTCCTCATGGGTTCCACCATTGCCAATTACTCTAAGACCATTATCCCACTCAGCACCATGAGTAAGTAAGTCTCCTCCAAAAGCATGATGCCACTTAGTAGCATTCCTTGCAAAGTTAGCCTTCTTTACCATAGCAGGAGAATAATTCTCTTTATTAGCTAATACTTGTGAAGCAAATGATTGTACAGACTTGCCATGCTTTTTAGCTGCTGCTGTAAAGGTTCCTTTTTTAGAGGGTTTAATATGTATCTTACCTCCGTCAGCAAAAGTATTTAACTTTGAAGATTCAAATGAGTTAGGTAATGAAGTTAATCTACCTTTATTTGCAGCATTAAGAGCCTTAATACTTAAGTTCTCTTTAGCTAACTCATAGTCTATTGCCCCATTTCCATATCCTCCCCATGTACCAAGAGGACCACCAAAGGCAGCAAAGCTTGCCATAGCATTAAGGTCTGACTGAGTATCTGCTGCTTCTGCTGCATTCTCATAGGAAGTCAATGCTCTGCTTCTTGCAATATCTTGTTGTAATTTTAATTGTCTATATTTCTTCTTAGCTTTACTACTAAACCACCCATCTTTACCAATATCTGACTTGGAGAAGTCTGCCCCAAAATCCTGATTAGCCCATTGGTTTTCTATAGAATCAGCACTGCTGTTATCTACCATAACAGTATTTATAGCCTTGTTGCTTCCTTCAACTTCAGCAATCTTTTCTTTATTTAACTTGGAGCCAAACATTCTGTTTGTAAGACCCCCAATAATACCAGAACCAGCAGATATAATGCCTCCAAGTACAGGATTAACTGCACCTACTGCACCACCTATGGTACCACCAATATTACTGATTGCACTACCTGCACCTGATTCAAGTCCTCCACTAATAGCACCACCTGCAATACTACCTACTGCACTACCTATGCCACTTGCCAAGCCCCCTTTCAGCATACCAGCAACATTGCCTCCACTGAAAGTGCCTTTCAAGTCAAAAGGTTTAGTTCCACCTAAAGCATTCTTGAAATCACCACCCCAACTATAGTAATGAGGGTTGTATGTAAATGGTCTGTTAGACTTTCTTATAACTTTTCTTTTAGCCATATCATACTAATTTGTTTGCAAAGATAAACAAAATATTTGAATTATACAAGGATATTATCCAAAAAGTAAAGGGAAGATAAGTAATAAACTTACCTTCCCCCTATTATTATTCAAAGTAATGCACAATCATATCATGCAATACAGTCTTATTTACATTTTCTTCTTCCATAGACAGCTTAATATATAACCAAGGGTTCCTCATTCTATCTCTACCTTTCTTAGTAGAACCAATAGCACTGGCTCTTGGTATATTAGCTCTCCAGATTCTAAACTTCTTCTTTAGGTCAGAAGGTCTTCCTAAGATATTATTTAGAGTAGAAGTACCTTGTTGATACTCATTCCATACAGTTAAAGTATCAAATGTTGTATTAAGTAGATTACCATTCTTATCCCAGCTATCTGACCTAAACTCAAGGTTATTGAATATCTTATCTACAGGCATATCTGGGTTAGCTATTACAGTAGTATAGAATGGTTGATATACTCCAAAGAACATATTATAATCTCCTTCATTATGCAACCAAGGTTTGTATAGTGTACCTGTACCTTCAACATTAAAGGCAATTCCTCTGTCCTCAAGGTTAGTAAAGTAAGGCACCTTCTCATAACTATAGAATGAGCTGAACTGACCTAATGGCTCAGAGAATGCTAAACACTCATCTTTAGTAATGAAAAATACGTCACCATTAACTTTATCATAATAAGTAACAAATCCATCAAAGTCTACTGGGTTCCATATACTTATATCTTTAGAAGTCTTATTAATCCAAGAGTGGAAACCTAATCTATCTGATAGATTATCCAATTGACCATTAAATAAGAATATACCTTTTGTGATGTCATCTATAAAGTAAATACCATTAGATGTCTCACACATAGACCATTTGTTAGTACATCCTATTCTATCAGAGATATATCTCTTACCATTAACCTTCCCACTGTTTGCAATTTCAATAGGAACTCCATCAGTAGAAGAAATCTGCATATTCTCATTATACAAGATTTGGCTAATACCTCTATCTTGGAAGGCAAATATATTGTTATTGAACCTTCTCAATGCCCTTACAGTACCCTTGTCACCATCAAGGTCAAGGGTAGATGCAAGAGTAATGTTAGTCCAAGTATCTACCAACTCTCCAGCAGTCTTATTTTTAGTCCAAGTGATTGAATTATGGAAATTATCCAAGTTCAATTTGTTTGGATTAATTGTCCTATAGTTGAAGAAGTTATTAGGCTGAGAATATACATCATTCATCAAGTTAAAATTTTCAGGGGTAATTGAGAAGTTACTTGTTTGACCCCTGTTCCTGTCATATCTACCATCAATGTTCACTCTTGTTTCACACATGAATGATACAATATCAGTCACTGCATTCTGGTCTTCAAGAGTAAAAGGATAAGTCTTGATATGGTCATATCTTTGGAAATAGGTATCACCTTCTTCCCACCTAATAGTAACACTGCTCTTGACTTCATTGTTGGTATCTACAAGAGAAATAGGGTCTCCACAAGGTAGCCATACATTATTCTCAAAGGCTTCCTCTGTCTGACCCCCAAATCTATTCTGTACATTGTCATTATATAATTCTCCTAACCATAGCCATCCATACTGAATACTTGATACAGCAGATATAGGACCTCTTGGGACACCAGTAATAGTGTCTTGTGACACACTCTTGGCACTTCCTGACTTATCCCAATACATGTGCTGACCCTTTGGAGCACCTGCGTTCTGTGAATTTACAACCCAAGTATCATTATAATTACCATCCTTAATATTAGGTAATATTCTTTGAGCACCTGTTGTAGTATAGTTCAAGGCTAACACAGCATGAGGAGTAGATTTATACTTAATCCTAACAGGGTCAGTACCTGTAATTTGGTCAGTAAATCTACTATCTACCTGTGTATAGCCACCATTAAACAGGGTATGTGCATCAGTCTCTGCACTTTGAACTCCAGTAGTCATAATAGGATAGCCATCCTTTTTATCACCAATTCTTGAGATAGTAAGAAGCTTATCTACATTACCATAGTAGTTAATATCTGTAAGACCTGAGTTCTCTTGTGCAGGTAATCTAACAAGTGATACCTCATTAGAGTCAAACACTGCAACTCCTGATATGCCAGTTCTTATATTACTACCACTTGTATAAGCATTCCATATATTACTTGAATCCAAGTAGACTGACTTATATGAATACCTCATATTAGACATTTTCTTCTTATCAAGCATAGCAGACCTATAGCCATCAGTAGCATACTTGGTGTTATTCAGTGAACCATTCCTATGCCAAGGGTACACAACAAATCCTGTGGTAAGATGCTTGGTATTACCAGTATCTTTCTTATAAGCAGTTAATTCATCAAACCAAAAGGCACCAGAGATTAATCCTCTCCATCCAAAATGAGAATTACCAAGATGTACTCCAAGCCCACTATAACTAAAATCATTTTCTACACCAATAGGCTCCTTGTAGAATCCAGCAGGTAGCTCTGAACTATTATAGAAGTTATTAACAGGAGTGGAAGTTTGAATATCAATATCTGAGGCAAATGCAGTTAGAGGAACCATACCTACTATCCTTAACTTCAATCCTGATGTATCAATACTTCTTACTTCATTATCAAACTCTATGTCAGGAGAGTGAAAAGTAAGTATTGATTGGTCAATGTAATAATTCTCTGCATTGTTAGATACCCAACTTGCAACATATGAATCAGTTGCAGCATCACTAACATAGGGACCAGGAGGGGGATTCCAAATACATTGAATTTCTGCATTTCTATTACTATTACCTGGGATAGGTCTATTATGTCTAAACTCAGCCCAAGCCCCCTTATTAACTGTATCAATATTGTATTGTGTCCCTTCAAAAGTAACTACAGTCCTATCATTAGACATAATACCTGCCCTTGAATATGCAGATGGATTTCCTAAGAATTGTCCTAATCCTACCCAGTCTCCACCCCAGGCACCTTCACTATTTTGATTATAATGGAAGGCTTTATACTCATCAAATGGTGCATTAGGTCTTGTAAACCAAGACGACTGTGCAAATGGTGAATTACCAAATCTATCAGATACATTATACACAGTAGGGCAAAGGATACCTTGACATACAGCTTCTCTATCATTAATGGTAGGATATACTACAACTGGTCTCACTCTAACATACCCATTGTCAAGAAGCCTATTAATAATAGTAACATCATTTAATGTAAATTCAGCTACTGGTAATCCTATCTTATTATCATTATAAAAGGTAGTATCTATATGAACATTATTCCTGACATCATTAATCCATATAGGTTCTGACCATTTACCTGTATAGTGCTGGGCTTGAATACCAAATCTGTAATACTCAAGATATTTGAATGTCTTAAACTGATAAGAGTTCATCTTGAGTTGGTTACTATAAGGATAATAACCCTTGGCTTCTGGAGAACTTATACTTTTATTATAGGTAGAGAAGGTAATGCTCTTGCCCTTGAAGTAGCTTCTAATAGTAGAGTCAAGAGTTTTTCTCTTTGTCTTAATGTCTCCAAGGAATAGAGTATTATCCTTTTGAGCCATTGTTCCAAATACTACTTCTTCACCTCCTATATACAATAACTCAGTAGGGTCTACTGAATCTCCTGATGAGCCATTGTCAGTGTAAGTAACTTTAGCTATACTAAGAGTACCAGTCATATTACCTTTATTAGCTAATTGCATCCTTGCCTTATTACCATCGGTAATAGTAATAGTGAATGATGTGCCTGTACCCCAAGTCAGATAGTCACCTCCAAAGTTTATACAATAATATTCATCAGTACTAAATGTCCAAGACTTATAGTTTGACCCTGAGTGAGAAGGCTCATATTGGTCAAGTGTCTTTTCAGCACCACTGCCTATCCTATACATAGTCATCTTATTAGCTGGGAGATTAATCTCATAACTACTAAGTTCATAATTTGACCTTCCTGTGGGAGGAGCTAAATCTACAACTCTTCTAACATCTGGAGTTGCATTTATGCTTGTTCTATGTATTGAATATATTCTGATGTAGTCAAATCTCTTGTCTACATTAGTCACCTCTATATTAAAACTGTTACTTACTTTATCCTCAGGACTTGCACCTCTGTTATTATATGAGATGTAGTAAAGTGGAGAAGTATAGAATATGTTACTTTCTTGACCATACTTATCAAAGTATGTGAAGGCATATTGTATTACTCCAGGAGCAAAACTACCATTAGCTACAATATTCCTTTCAATAGTGATTTCCTCATTCAGACTAAGTGTCCTCACAAAGTTGAATGAATCAGTATTCCATTTGCTTACTACATCAGATGCAGCAGCTATGTTAATCATTCTTGGTTGATTTAGACCATCAGTCCAATATACTTTTCTTATATCAGCATTTTCATAGAATGAAATAGTTTCTATAGGGTGCTTATAATTGAATCCTAAGTTTCCTTTAAATAATATCTTTCCAGTTAATGCACCATTATTAAACCATAGCTTATAGATTCTATCTTCAGTATCCAAGTCCTCTGCACTTATGTCAGTATAGAGAGAAGACTTATCTCCACATGTAAATACAATCAACTCATCATTAATTAAAGCCTGCCCAATAGGAATACCTTTGATGTAGTCCCCTATACCTGCTATACTTGACTTCTTATTGCCTTTCTCATTTATCAAACTAAGCAGAGTACTCTCATTAGTTGGCATTACTCTAACATTCTTATTTTCATAAGAATATTCAGAGTTAAATGCAGAAGCTGATAAGTCCCTCTGCATTCCTTTTGTTTTGAAAATAACTTGTTTCTGCATAGTTATTGTAATTTAATGTATTCCTTATTACCAAGAGACAAGAAACCATTATTAAACTCACTTGTCCTTTGTATAAGTGTGTTCCACATTCTTGATATACTTTCCATCTCAGATTGTGAAGGGATAGTAAATTCACTCTGTAATTGTCCAGCAAGCCAAGCATATTGTTGCTGAGTATTCTGTAGTACAGCAGGTGCAATCTTGCCCATATCAAATAGAATGGTAAATGCCTCTCTCTTTATATATGCCTCAAGTGCCTTCAGGAATACAGGATTATCAATAAGTAGTGGAAATCCATCCTTATCTACTGGGATTGCTTTATAGGACACTGATACATCTCCTGTCTTGAAGGATACATATAGTACTTGTCCTTGTGTTTTGAAGGACAATTCTTGTGGTATCTTGTAACCAGCACTTCTGTCATAGTGTTCTCTTGGCATGAAATTATCTGTCATGCTTCTAAGGCATACACCAGTCTTACACTCCTTAATCTGATTGATAGATATTAGGTCACATGGCAATTTAGCTCTAAAGTCCTCTATATGAAGAACTTCCTCTTTATCTTGATATAACTTAGGCATACCAAATATGCCAATAAAGTCAATGGTATATTGTACAGCTTGCTCAAGAGTTACATCTTGAAGAAGAGGATGTCTTAGTATTCTACTAAGAGCCTCTCTTATATTTATATAGTTATATTCTTTTACCATAATTATATCTTGAAAGCATCTAATTTTCCTTCTTTTATTCTTTGTTTTAATCTCTTCTTCAGTTCTCTATTGACATTAAATTCATAGAAGACCTGATTATTATAGTCTGCTAATTGCTTATTATAGTAGACTTTAAAAATTTCTTTTTCCTCCACTTTAACCAATGTTTTTTCCTTATAGGCTTCCTCATCTTCATACCATAATTTAAGAGTTTTATCCCAGTCTATAGGTAGATTGGTCTTGACCTTTTCCCCATCAAGATTAATTCTTACATCATATTTCCTTAGTTCTATTCTACCCATTCTATGTGGTAACTTAATATCATTACCACGAAGGAAACTATCAGCTAAATAGTCATTGACTTTCCTTATAATACTATAGAACTCATGTTCTGTAAGGCATCTTCCTATATTGAACCATCTATTCTTTCTTATCCACTTATAGGCATCATATACGCCATAAGAACCTCTAACCTTGTGAACCCTTGGCTCATTTACCTTTTTAATGGAGTTTAGAAAATCAATCAACTCTTTATCCTTCTCTTCTTGACAAGACTTCATAACTCACTATTTAGATGCTACTTCTGACAATTCATCCTTTGCATCATTGGTCTCATCCTTAGGTCTATATTCAGCACCTAATAGCTCCTTGACTACAAGCTCAATCATTGGAGGGACTAATGCAGATTCTATAGGAAACTCTCTATCTAATATATCACATGCTTTATCTTCCTTACATTGTAATTCTGAAGCAGCAACTGCATCTTCAAATATACCTGTCATTCTTGCCTTTTCAAGATACAAGTACTGTGGATTGAAAGACTTAAAATATAGGTAATTATCTGGACCAATAGAAGCATAGATGATATTTTTCAAATACTTATTATATCCTACATATCTCATCCTTTCCCTACTTACATAGGTAATCTCTCCTTGATAATAATCAATTGGGTATATTTTAGGATTGCCTACCTTCATTAGGAAAGGTATCTTCTCCTTACTTCTTAGATAAGAACCACCTTCACAAGGCTCACCTGATATAGCAGGTACCTCAATTAAATCCAAGCATATAGTCTGATAGTTACTCTCAGGTATCTGCTTCTTTACATCTGAATATTTTTGCTTCAAGAGGAATGTTCTATATTTCCCTAATAGGAATATTATATGTTCTTCAGTATATGAAGCATCATCAGAATAAAGTTTCAATTCATCAAGGCACATATATATTAGTTCTTTATAAGTACTCATAATTTTATTTATTAATTATAACTAAAAATCCCTGCAAATATAAGCATAATTTCTTATATTTGCAAGGACTTTAATTATTTTATTATACTATTTAATAGATTTACTAATATCTATATTAGGAATTTCTTCCCCATTTAAATCTCCTTTTATAACCCGAGTTTTCTTAATTTCATTAATATTATCTATAACTTTGCTTATATCCTCTTTATTCTTTTTCATCATATAAGCAAGTTCAGATATACTACCTAAATTCAAATTATTCATAGTTAAATACTCTGGATAAGGTATAAGACATGATTTACCAAATAGACAATATAAGGACCTTTCTATATGCCTATAATCATCTTCAGTTATATAACCATAAAAGTCATTATAAACAAAGTCTCTTATAAGTATTAGATATAGAATATTATATACTTTATCATAATTTACATACCCAAACTTAGATAGCATGCTAAAATATCTGCTTATTGCAGTATACACCACATTATCCATAACATCCACAACTTATACTATTAGGTGTATTACCTATACCTTTAATAAACTTATTATAGTATTTTATAGCTTCTGTATAGTGACCTGTAATTACACTAATCTCAAAAGCTTGAAATCTTAGATACTTATCTATAAAATTCTTAGGCATAGTACAATCATTACTAACTTCTTTCACATATTGCATCATGCCACTATATATAGGATATTTATTAAGTACAGTACCTAATGTGATTAAATTATCCATACCACATGGAGTATCTATAGATGGAGTACCCTTGGTTTTGACATACACAAAGAAAAGATTGTCATTAAGAGCTGGTAATAGGTCCCCTGTTCCCAGTTCTAATCTGACTGACTTAGTATTCCCTTCTATAACTTTTGTATATACAACTTTACTACTTGGACCAGACTCAACAAAAGTATCTTGAGTATCTATCTGTATAGCATCAAGATATACATTTGTGTAATATTCTAAGTCTTTGACTGCTATGTCTATAATCAGGTTTTTCCCATTAGGGGTTATTCTTAACTCTTGAAATTGTACCATAATCAAATGTTTACATAAAAAGAAAGGGAGGCTATTAAGTCTCCCTTATAAATCTTATTTAGCCCGCAGAAGTATCAAGGGCAGCTATAGTTAGACCTGTTGCAGCATTAATAGCTGTTATAATGCTATTAGCAAGGACATTACTTGCTTTATTATTAGCACCTACCTTTGGTACCACAAGAGTAATTGTCTTTTCAGACTTCTGAACTGACTCATTGCTACCTACATAAGCATAGTGTATATCAATCACATTATACTTAACAGTTGGGTCTACAAGATAAGTAGTAGGAATGTTGTTAGGGTAACCAGTACCTCTATACATATCACCTCTTTCACCCATGCAGAAGTACTCAAGGTCTGCAATCTTCTTGCCATTAGCAATAGTACCAGCAGGGTCAGTCTCTTCTACCTTGCCCCAAACTCTCTCATCACCATCTACAGTAACTGGGACAGGCTGTACTTCAAAATATACAGGAGTCTGCTCCATGATACCAAGTCTCCAAGGCTGCTCAACCTCATCAATAACAAGAGCTTTATAAGTCTCAGTTAGAGAACTCTCCTTTGTAGTAGCATCAACAGGAACTGCTTCATCATCAGAGTTTGTCAAGATAAATTTAACAAGAGGGACTGTCTCTCTACTAAAATTCTTAGCCAATGATAGAGCTAGCTTCTTATAGAAGTCTGAAGCTGTCATGCCTGCATAAGCATGTACCATGCCATACTTGAAGTACTGGTATTCATCAGACATACCTACATATTGCTTGAATACAATTCTTAGGATATAGTCCTGTCCAGCTACAGGAGCACCTGCATTTACTTCACTATCAAGAGTTACTGTAACTGCCTTCAACTCATGTGCCATATCATCAGCATCAGTAGCCTTAGCATAAAGGATATTCTTGATGTCAATTAAGTCACTTCTCATCAAGTTGTCAGCACCCTTGTACTCAAAATATAGATGATTCTTTGCAGTGTCACTCTTTACTGCAATAGAGCCAGCAGCATCTGCTGCAAGTACATGAGGACTCTTTAGTTCCTTTGCCACATAAAGCTGTCTTACTTGGTTTGTTGAAAAAACACTCATAATTATAATTATTTAGTTTACAAATTTATTCTTTTCCTGTATTTGGAACCCTACTCATGATGGCAAGTTTTACTGCTCTCTCAAGTATAGCTCTATGTACTACAGGGTTCAATTCACATTCTGTTTTTACACTTATGCCATTGATTGACAGGTTATCTGTCAAATCAGTTAATATAATGGGAGCAGGTCTTGAAAGGTATCTGACAAGATAACTCTCCACATTATACTTTGATACTATCTCTACTACCTTACCACTCAAATCAAGTCTCAAAGCTCTTCTTTCATTAGTACCTCTGAAAGGATTTTTCCCTATTCTATGATACTCATCTTGAGTAATTGGTATTACAGAGATGTCTTCACCACTCATACATCCTAATCCATCATCTTTCAAATTAACTGATTCATAGGTTATGAACCATAAGTCATCAGGTAATTCAAAGAATACCGAGGATTTGGATAGTCCTGTATATCCTACTTTCTTGTCAGTAGTTGTGTAAGTCTTTATTAGGTCACTCAAATATCTTCTGATTTCCTCAGTCCTCTCAAATGAGTCTCCAAATGGATTCTTACCATTATACATACCTATCACTATCTCTTCTTGAGCACTAGTGAGAAATACAGATTTCTCATATTCATCAAGTTCAATAGTGCTTGGTGTCTTTCCAAATGCCTCTATAGTAGAGTAGCTATTCAGCAAGGTGTCAAACTCATTAGAAAATTCTTCAGTTGTCATTATTCAGTTCTTTGACCAAGTTCTACACTACTCTTTAAGTCTCCTGTATAAGCAGACTTTGCAAGTTCTACTGCTCTTTGAAGAATCTCTGGATGAAGAATAGGGTCTAATTCACATTCTGTGATATTATTTAATCCTTCAATAGATATATTAGAATACTCATCAGCCAGATTTGCAAGTATAATAGGCTTTGGTCTCTTTACATATCTAATCTTGTAGTCAGTCAAAGTGCTATTATATTTAATAACTACCTCAGAGATGAAATCAACTCCACCAGTAGACTGGAATAATCTCCAACCTTGATTCTTTAAAGGCTGCTTCCAAGGTTTAGACATGAGTCTTGCATACTCTTCATAATTCATAGGAACTATACTAATCAGCCTCTTAACCTTATCTACAGTATTAATGCCCGTCTCATTCAATACAAGTAGAATATCTGAGGGCATTTTATAAAGCTGGCTCCTATCATCAAACTTAACATAGCCATCTGTAGGAGTATATAGTGACGGTCTAGCCACAGTTATTAAGGTAGAGAAATCTATCTGTCTCTTGGCATTCTCATCAAATCCCTGTCCATACTTATTACCCTTAGGATTGAAGTAATTCTTCAATATCTCCAATTGAGCCTTAGTTAGGAAGACAGACTTCTCATACTCATCAAGACCTGGAGCCTGATTGCTCATTATATTGTTATACAGAACATCAAATTCATTAGAAAATTCCTGTGTTGTCATACTTTTTCTACTTCAGCTTAGCTTCCAAAGCAAATTTAACTTCTTGATGCTTAGGAGAGTTTAAGTATTTAGCTGCTACATTCAATGTAGGCTCTTCATTAGCCTCACAAAGTGGAGTATTATCCTTTCTCAAGTATAGGTAATTACCTCTATTAGAAATCAGACCTGCTTCTATAGCTCTCTTGATAAGAACCTTTGTAGAAAGCATTGGGTCAGTAATAACCTTCAAGAATATCTTACTATCAGCCTGTATTAGGCTATTAACCTTAGTCTGTAAGAACTCAAGTTTAGCAGTCTGTGATGTAGGTCTACCATCAATAGTCTCAACAATAACTCTTAATGTGTCAATATCATCCTCAATCTTACCAAACTCTTTATAGCACATCATTGTAGTGCTCATGTTGTTCTTAGCAACCTTAGTCTCTTCACCCTCAGAAATGATAACAAACTGGTAAGTAGCCTTAGGGGTATCTTGCAATGCTTGCAGTGAAGGAGCAATATAATCTTTGTTAGCTAATAGTATCTTGTATCTGATGTAATCCTCTGGGTCAGATAGATTGAAATAGTTATCCTGCTTTGTCAATCTTACCTTATTGATGCCATTCTCATTGGAATCATCCCAGAAGTTGTCTACTTTCTTATAGATACTTAGTGCATTATATTCAAGACCCATTATTTCCTCAAGAAATGCCTTTTCCTTGTCTGTAAGGATATTAACAAACATACCTGAAGATAATCTTGGTACTACAAATGTTCTAACTGCACCTTCTGCCATACCTCCTGACAATACATGCTTAGGGTTATTGCCCCACATACCTGTCAGCTTAGGTACATGTCTTACAATAATTCTCTCATTTCTCAGACAACTAACTAAGGTATCATCAGATACCTCTACTTTCTTTTGTGTCTCCTTAGGGCTTTTTATAGTAGTCTCCTCTTTTGGTACTTCCTGAAGTGGAGTCTCTGTATTGTCTATATCAAAGTCAGGTAGAGTATAATCCACCTTCTCTTCCATTTCCTTTTTTGCCATATCTTCTCCTTAATTATATTAAATAAAATAAGGAAAGCAGGAGTTTATCCTACTTTCCTTTTTTATCATTAACCCTGTAGGATTGCAGGTATTAGTGACATAGTTCTTGTTGGGTCAAGGACACAGATACCAAGAGTAGCCATTCTGTGAATTACAGCAGAATCCTCGTCAAATGACATATAAGGATTACCCTTTTGACCTGTGAATGGGTTTCTTAGACCCCATTGATAGCCTCTATACTCATTGTCACCCTTAATCTTACACTTAAAGATATTAGGTTGGTCCATAGTACCAATGTACATAATATCATATCTGTAAGAGAAGGCAACACCACCATTTGGATGTTGTATCTTATTCCTTACTGGGTCATCATAGAATGGGTCTACATCTATCTTAACTCTAACACCATTAGGTGCCCTATACTCAACAAATTGGAAACCAGCACTCAATGAGTTTTGGTGCAACTTAGATTGAGTCTTTTGAATAACACCAATAGAGCTGTTGTCAAGAACAAACTGTGTCCAACCTGATACTGTCTTTAGTACTTCCTTATGGAATTGGATAGCACCTCTCTCACCAGTCTTAATCAAGAAGTATCTGTCTCCAAAGTCTAATTTAGAAGCAGAAAGCTCATATAGAGCATCTTCAAGAAGCTTCAAGCTAAATGTGTTGTAATACATAGTATTAGCAACTTCCATCTGCTCAAACAGACCAGCACCTGTCTTAATAACATTACCAGACTTGCCAAAGTTCATATACTCACCATTGGCATTTCTGTTGCTTCTACCAAATGCAAGTGCATTGTTCTTATACTCAGAGAATTGCTGCTCTACTTCCCAGTCTACATTGTGCATCCACATTGTAGCAACTGACTTAGTATATCTACCCTCAGTTTCCTTAACAATAGGAATACCTACAGCCAGCTTTTTATTCAACATAGAGCCTGGAACCTTATGTTGGATTCTTACTACAGACCACTCATTTCTCATAGAAACAGGGCTTGTAAATCTTACATCACCAACCTTTCTTGAAAGTTCCTTCTCAACAAATGCAGCCTCAACTGAGAATCTCTCACCTGCAAGCAATCTTTCAGCAGGAACACCTGCTGTATTACCACCAGCAAGCTCTACCTTATACACTGCATTAGTACCCTCCATTCTTGGGTCTCCAAGTATTCTGAACTGATAGACTTCATTCAGATTACCTACAATGTACTCACCATCAGCAAACCAATCCTCAGGGAATACTAAATAGAAAGGAGCAGTGCCTACTCCAATCATACCACTGGCATCTGTAACAACAATACCATTTTCATCTCTTGCTTCTACAAGAGGAATGTTTCTCCTTGAAGAACCAATAACATCCCAGTAGTACTCATTATCATCCTCAAACTCTTTTGTTGGGAATTGATTTAGGAATGTGTCAAGTGTCTTTCCTCTGTAATAAGCCAACAGTTGCACCATTAGGTTTGTAGCCTTCTGTGGAGCTAACTGAAAGATAGAACCAAGGTGATTTTCCTTAGTAAGACCCTTCCAGTGTTGGAAGCCTACCATTTGAAACTTGCCTAATTTTCCAGCCATTTTTACTTAAATTTATCAGTTATTTTACTCTATATTATAGGCTTAGACATCAAGGTTCCACCCTTTACCAATAAAGGATTCAGGGTCCTCATCAACTCCACTCACAAACTTTAGATTACCATCTGAGGTTCTTGCTGTGTTGTTGAGAGTATGTTCCAGCTCTCTAAGACCTTTCTTTACTTCTTTCTTTACTTTACCTTTCACCAAACCATCAAGGTTCTTAAAGCCATCAGTTAGTGTGAAAAGTAACCCAACGTTCTTTAGGAAGTCTGTCCTGTTCTCCATCTCATACTTTTGGATAGCAGTAAAGTACTCTCCTGTCTCTGGGTCTTTATACACAGGCTTAGCTATATTATCATAAATCTTCTGTCTTGTGGATTTATCCACTGATAAATCCCCAAATACATCCTTGTCATTAAGGATTGATGATTTAAGATTTTCAGCCTGTTCCTTTCTTTCTCTCTCTTCCTCTTCTGCTTCTGACTTAGCATCATTGACAAGCCCATCATACTTATCTCTGAAGAAGTCAATATTACTTTTCAAAGCCTCTTTTGCATCATCAATATCAGTACCAGCATTGAAAGACTTCTGTACTTCTCTTGTAGCTCTTTCCTTACTATAACCTCTATTGATAAAGTCTTGATAAATTAGGTCTTTTCTAAGTTTCTCTCCCTTATCACCTTCATCAGAGATATTCTCTTCCTTAATAGAATCAAGGAAGTTTATGGTATTCTCATACTTTCTAATCTCTGTAGGTTCAACTCCAGCATTCAAGGCTTCATCAATTCTTTTCTGTCTTTCATCAAGACCTGCCTTTATCTGTTGGTCAATCAAATCTCTAAAGTCTTCAGGGTCTTTAACCTTAGATAAGCCATCATCATCAAGGTCTGGGAAGATACCTTCCTCTTTCAAGGCTTTGGCAATGGAAGAGTAGAAGTTTTTGGGAGAAGTGCCATCCCCTTTAGGAGTGGTATCTTCCTTTTCCTCTGTATTTTCTTTTCCACTACCTACGCTCTCTGGTGTATCAGTAAACAAGTTATCTACATCAACAACCTCAGTAGTTTCTTCTTCATTCTTACTTGGCTCCTCCTCTTTCTTAGGAGGTTCCCCATTTGCAGGTGGGGTATCCTGTGTCTCACCATCTTCTACAAACAGATTCTCAATCTCCTCTGCTCCTAAGATGTTATCTACGCTAAGTTCTTCTTCCATACTCTTCTACCTTATTGTTCTTAAAACAGTGCAAAGGTAATTAAAGTTTTGCATATCTGCAACATGGTAAATAAATTGCTTCTACCTGTATAAGTAAAATACTTGCAATATAGGCAAAAAGAAAGGGTAAGATTACCTCTTACCCTTATCTTATTAGTATTCTCCAAGATATTCTACTACCTTGTTTTCAGCTTTGCAATCTGCATCCTTAAACCAGAATACAATAGCAGATTCAACTATTTTCTGTTCTATACCATCACCAAACCAGTTCTTAAACAATTCTGCATAGTCATGGTACTGAGAGTTGATTGCAACATATACATCAGCAACTGTAGCAGATGTAGGAAGTATTCCCCTATATCTCTCACAAACCTCCTTTGCCTTGTGCATATCAAACTTCTCACCACTGTACTTTCTGCCATTCTCAGTATGATACATATCAGCTACAAGATACTTAGCTTCAGATTCAGTAAAGTGTTCACTCTCTGAACCCCTCATTGAGTTCCTCATGTATCTCATCATCCTATCCATATCACCACTTCTCATGCCAGACTCATTGAATCTATCAGAGAATCTATCACCTCTTGAATCAAACATATCCATGAACTCATCAGGTCTATTATGTCTTCTCATATAGAAGTCATCCATAGGCATAAAGTCTCCTTCTCTGTCATGCCTCATTGAACTTCTCCTATATTTACTCATAAAATCCTTGAATTTATCCATGAACTCATGCTCATTCATACCACCCATACCCTTTTTCTTTAGGTACTCATACATCATAAGTTCATCCATATTCTTAGTCTTTAGTGATTAACATTTCCTTGAAAGTCTCTAAATCTGTCATATTCAATACCAACCTTTTATTAGTTAATGGAAGATTGAATTTAATCTCTCCTCCACCAATCTCTATGTCTCCAACAAATGAAGTCTTGAAGGTAAATGGATTGGTAGTCATTAAATTCTCCATCATTTCAGTGAGGATGTTCTCAATGTCTATATTACCATCCTTGTCAGCTATAAGGTCTAAAGCCTTGCTTACCTTACTAAAGTTCTTATCCAATGCTCTTGTAATAAGAGGTTTCATAAAACCAATCATAGGGCTAGTCTTAGCCATAGATTCCAACTGAAGTAAAATATAAGACTTCAGATTATCAGTCAATTGCATAATAGTCACCATGATTACATACTTGCTTTAATAAATTCTTCATAAGTCACTTCAGGATGTGTCTTACTAAACTCCCTGAACTTCCTAAACATTTCCATTTCCCTATTAGTCTCTTGAATAACCTTTCCTTTTAACTTCTTGACTATCTTCAATTGTCTTTGCAACAGTTCTTTACCTTCTGGAGTAGCTTCAATCCTACCTTTAACAAGGTTAAGAATCTCTGCTTGAACCATGTCCTGTATCTTAGTATAAGTATCTACATAGTCCTCATCTTGAAGCATTCTTGTCTTCTGTTCATCTGTCATAGGGTTTATTTCAGCATCTATCTCATCCCATATCATCCTTTGTGGTACAGGCTGTTGAACAGGTTGGGCTTGTTGCCTTAGCTGCTTTGCAGCTTCAAGGTTTTGTTTATATTTCTCAATAAGCTGTAATTGCTCATCCAGACTATTGCCTACCATACTATTACCCAGTAGTGGGTCCCCTCCTCCTAATATTACTTGATTTATTGGAATCATATCTATACATTTTTAAGATTAGTATTGAAAAGTAAGGGGAATTACCCCCTTACTTTAGACAGTTGCAGTAGTACCACTAACTACTCTTGGGCAGCCACATTGGTTAGCACCAACATAGCCTGTTACAACAGGAGTGTTAGGTAGACATACCTCACCATAGATGGCTTTGCAAGTCTTTCTGTCAGTATAGTTAATACCAGCAGTGAATGCCTTGTCAATCTCACATTGGATAAGCTTATCCTGGTAAGGTCTTACAGCAGCATTAATAGCTACCTGAGCCTTCAAGTCACTTAATTCCTTTCTGATGTTATCATCAGCATCTCTCTGAGACTTATACAGATTGAAAGCATCTTGGTTTTGCTTTGCAGCCATTACATCAAAGCTGTCTCTTGTACTCTTATATAGACCAAAGTCAGCATCAATCTGACCCTTCCATACACTAAATAGTTCACTATTCAATGTCTGTCTATCAGCAAATCTTTGTGATTGCTGAACAAGTGCCCAGTCATAAAGACCCTTTTGTAGAGCAAGAGTATCCTCACAGCTCTTTTCCCATGCTTGGAAAGCAGAAGGAGAAGTTACACCATTAGCTGCTCCAAGACCAGTCTCAAGACCATTGATATTGATGTTTGAGCCACCCATACCTGAACCAGCAAGACCCAATAGACCACTACTTCTTCTATTACCAAATAGTGCCCAAGCACCAAGTGCAGTACCTATGATACCAAGAGTAAGACCTGCATTAGCCTTACCATTGACATCTCTTCTACCATAACCATAGTAGCCATCAGTAGGAACTTCCTTTACCTTTTCTACTTGCTTCTCAATTATTTCCATAGTAGCAATTTTTGAAATTAGTTATTGTTTTATCTCTCTTATTGTAAGCTTACAGGTGCAAAGGTAAGTAATATTTATCAGGATGCCTATCAATGCTAATGGACATAAAAATACCCCCTTAAAGCCTTGACTCTAAGGGGGTTATAAAACAAAAGAGTTAGCATTATGTTGCTAACTCTTTATTAATCTATCATGTTTATAGAAAACCTCTGTTATCTTATTGTATATGTAAGTAAGGAGATAGGCATCAACTTCATCATTATCTCTTTGTGGTTCATATCCTATATATCTCCATATAGCATTCTTGACATGCTCTGATTCATGAGCAATACTGCTCCCTCTCTCAGCATTTACAGCTACGAGAGATGCACCATGCTTATGTATAGTAATTGCATTTGCCTCTGTTCCCATTTCACTAGCAGGCAAGAACTTGTCACATTCCTCCCACTTATCAAATATAACTATTGTTAGCTTATAGTTGAATATAGGAATTATTATTTTCTTTTGGGTTATCATATCTTCTCCTTCTAATTACATTATACAGTTCTATTAGACTAGTTACTAAGTAGGAGAGTGCTTCCTGCACTTCTTAACAAACTCATCTAACTCTTTCTTAGACCAGCTTAACTCCTTAAAACCTATCTCATGCTTACCTCTTGGTAACTTTCCTTCTCTAACATAGTTATCAAAAGTTGCTCTACTGACATTCAAATATTCACAAGCTGCATACTTGCTTAATCTTTTCTCCTTGTCAGTAAACCTCTTCAAACTATCTACTATTTCAAGGGCTTCTCCCTCAGATATATTTGAATTGCCTGCATCAATATCATCTACTATCTTTAACAGTAGGCTCCTTATAACTTTTAACATATAAATAAAGTATTATGAATAATGAAATGCCTGCTATTATTAATTGAATGCCTAAATACCAAATATCACTAACAGGTATTCCTATATACAAATCTATTATATTTAGTATCCAAGTTATAGTAGTATAATGTATAAACATCCTGTGATATTCACAAAACTTAAATACATAAGATGTAATATACAGGAATAGTAATGTTATAAAAGATACACTACCAATATAACTTAGTATTACTGTGTTAATATCAAAATAGGATAGAGTTGTATTTAGTAAACTAAGTAGTGCATAAATCATAGGTATTACTTTTACTAAATATAACTCTATCTTGTACAATAATTTATTCATTACTTTTTCATTTTGCCTCCACAAGCATATCTTCTCTTAGTCTTAGTGACACCAGCTTTAGCTGTCATGGGCTTTGCTCTACCTGTTCTTCTTGCCATAATTATAAAATTTTAATTGTTATTTTTTCACCTTTATCATGCTTGTCTTTAAGAAGCTTGTATAACTCTTTGAAAGTCTCTCTGCTGTTTATTACCTGACCCTTAACCTTATTGACACCTACTAATAGGCATCCTGCTGAGTCTTTGTCTGTATTACCAGCATGAATAAGTACACCTTCAAATCCCTTTACATTAAGTAGTCTTGGTACTTTACCATTACATACTTGCTTATAGAAACTATTAGTGCAGTACTTAGGAGAAATGACATCTAAGGTAATCTCATAAGTACCTTTTGGTATAGCTGTAATTGAAGGCTTCTTCAACTCCCTAATCTTAGCTATACTCATAGAGTTGTCAAGATTTCTATCCTTGTCCTCAAGCACATTGCAGAACCACTTTCCATCAATAGTAAGATTACTTATTGTGTAGTTCTGCTTCTTCCATTTTCTGTCCACTACTAATTCCATGTTCATTAAAAAGGTTTAAGTCTCTTTTCCTTAACTGGCAGGTGAGGTCAGTACATATGGAACTCATAAGGTTAAACAACTGTTTCCTAAGTTCCCCAACTTCCTGCTCTAAATCTGCATTCCTTTTTAGTACCTCTTCCAACCTCTCTCTATTATCAGAGGAGAGCTTCTCATAAAAATCCAATGATTCTTTCATGTTATTTATGAGGTTACTATCAACTTCACTATTATACTTCTTTCTTGCAAAGAACCACGATGTCCAGCCACTGACTATTGTGGTAACAAGCCCTACACCTCCAGTGATTAGTATTCCTAAGTCAATCATAATTATTCTATAATCTCTACAAATTTATTATTAGTTTCTTTTATGTAGGGGTTCTTCTCCATTACATGCACTTCCATTACCCAGTGTTTCTTTTGAAACCACCTAAATAGAAAGAATTTCTTAGGTGGATTTATAGTTTCCTTCTTTTTATTTACTATAATATACTTCTCACTAGTAAATGTAGGTTCAGTATATATAAGGTTAGGATATTTTAGTCCTAATCTTATATTATACCATTTATCTCCAATCAAGGTATCTAGAACTAAATTCCTATCTTTAAATATTGTGTCAGTAAAAAGTACTGTGTCTTTTCTAGTAGATATTGATTTAAGATACTGTAATTGTTTTAAGTTCCCATCCTTTATCTTTAACTCCTTCCTGACATCATTCATCTTTTGCAAAATAGAGTCATTGTAGTAGTTAAGCTGTTCTATAGTAAATTTGAATGCTCTGCTTTCATTCTTTAAAGATGAGTTCTCTGCTATAAATGCTTTTTGATTATTTCTTAAGGTACATACTTCTTTTTTTAAATCCTGTCGTTCATTCCATATATATATACCTATACCCAACAAACTTACTATAAAAAGAACTCTAAATAAATTTAATTTCATTACAAATATTTATCTAAAATATAAATAAAGAAAGATTAATAAAAGCACAGTGATGGTCATATACACCACCATGCTTATTATATTCCTATATCTTGTTTTATGAAGTCAGTGACTTAAAGTTCAATTAATAACTTTATCTATAACTCTCCATAGTTCTTTCTCTTTATCATTCATATCAATATAATTTAAAGTTAAACGATTAGATTTGTATTACTTATTTAAACAGTAGTATTATCTTTTGTTAGTATTCCTAGTTCAATACATTTATCTAAATTAAGAGAATAAAGTTCATTACTATCAGTTACTAATTTTAAATTACTAGGAAATGTTGCTCCGCTATCAGTAAAACCTAACATTTTATCCATTGTAGCATTATCATTGTTTAGATCTCCATAACTAATAGCAATACCATCAAGTCCAAGTTGAGTCATTACTAGAGCACCATCTGTACCAAGTGATACACAATATATATTAGTGTCATCATTGAAAATAGTATAAGCTTCTGTAATTTTACCTTTATTATTATTTACATATTCAGCCAATTCTTCAAAACTTTTAAAAGAAGAAGCAAAATTACAATATTTAATATTATGTAAACCATCAACTAAAGCTATATGTTTAAGCTTATTATCTTTCTCTTCATCAACTAGTTCTATAGTTCCAGACTTATCAGGAAAAGTATAAGTAAAATTATTTCTCTTTATATCAGCTGCTGAATAAATAGTTTTTGCAGTATCATCTTCATCAAAACCACTAGTTGTACTAGTAATAGTTATAGCTTTAGGATTTATATTAATTGAATTACTACCAAATACTGTATTATAAATAATATCAATATTGTTAGAAGTAATATTAGTATCATATGTGTTTTTACCACTAGCACTATAACAATGAAACTTTTTAGCTACACAATTTCCATCATCAGTTACATTAAATATAACATCATTACTATTTTCAGTAACAACGTTATACTTTATTCCATTATACCCAACAGTTAATGTTTTAGTTTTATCATTATTTACAAAAGTAGGATTTGCTTCATTTTCACTATCTGCAAGCAATCTACCATTAGCTTTAGGAAGAGTATAGGTATAGTCACCACTTTCATCTTCTTCATCAGTCATACTATTATCTTCAAAATATTTATATTTTATAGTACTTGGTGTAATTGTTATTCTATGTGTACTATTATCAGCACTATCAGTAGAAGTATCATCTACTATAAGACCTGTTTGATTTAATGTTGTACTATTAGAACCCCTAGTATATGATATTTCTGTTCCATTTATTTTTATATTATCATTTTTTATATCAATACCATCATTTGATGCATTAAAAGTATATACTCCGTTTGTATATTTAATTCCTCCATAACCTATAGAAGTATGTTCTTCTTGAAATTCAGGATTTACATAAGTTATACTATCAGGAATATTTAATCTAGTACCAACATAATTATCTATTTTATTTTTATCCTCAGAACTCATTAAACCCGCAGTCTCTTTTGTTGCAGGTTTAAGTATAGTATCCAATCTGACATTATTCTCATCATATACAGCTTTAGTAGAAGTAACAGGATATACATCAGTACCTTGAGTACCTCCTACTAATTCATTTTCTAAGATTTTCTTTATTTTTCCCATATTTCATAATTGTTTCTTAAAACAACCAATTTAATCATCTAAAACTGTAACCTTAACAAATCCAATATATACACTAGGTACATAAATACTATTATCAGTAGAAAGAAAAAGAAGACCATTATAACTGAAATAAATGCAGTTACCACCAACAACAGTACAATTAATACTATCATAATTATCGTTCTTATGATAAGAATTTTTATAGTCACCATTATAATATAACTTACTAGGAACTATATCTCCTTTATCATTTATTCTTACTTCTTTTAAGTAATCGCTATTTCCTTTACCTAAACCTTTTATTTGATGTTCCTTATTATCAATAGTATCATCAAACTTGGAAATATCATCTGTATAATACCAAATTTTTTCGTCTTTATCAGTATCGTAGTTATTCTTGTTCAACATATTATCTATATTAATCCAAATATCTCCATACCAAAAAACATTGAATCCTCTCCAATGAGGAACATCCCAAGAATTTTGATTTTGAATCATATTATAAGCAGGAGCAGAAATAATTTCAATAACTATATTACAGTCGGTTTGAAGTTTACCAAAATAAATTTTTCTTTGATTATTACCAGTACCCCATTCTACATCATAAGTTCCATCAGTTGTAATAGTAAGATTACCTTTTTCTCTTCTAAATACTACAGTTTGGTCATCAGTTAAACCTGTAATTTTATATCTAGTAACACTTCCAACTTTATTGGCATCAGCATAGATATTCCAATTTGTAGTAAGTATTTTAATACTTGTTATGGTAAGAATTTTATTATCAGAACTTATAGTAGCTATAATACCATCTGTATTATACTTATTCCAATAATTATTAGCAGCAATTGGAGTATCCCATTGCCTATAAGCTCTAGTTTTAATATTAGTTTTATTACCAAATTCAAGAGTATAATCGTTAGGAACAAACTTTTGATATTCGTTATAATTTGTCAAGTCGGTTCCACCTCCAACTCCATTACCTAATCCTCCTTGATGATAACCTTCAGTAGTAAGTTCAGAATTATGTGTTTTCTTAACATCAAAGTCAGCATATTCAATAACATAACTCCAAACAATAGCTTCCCAAATTTGCTTATAAAGCATTTGACCACCATCAGTCTTTTGAGAATAACTTCTCATAGTAGCAAGCTCCAAATTAGTTCTAGCTTTACCGAATTGACATCTAAAATTATCAACTCCTAAATATGTATCAAAAGTAGTAGTATTACCTCCACCTCTAAGATTAGTACTATAATTAATAACATTTACAGCTGTATTGGCTTCTAGACTACCAATCCAACCCCATTTGGTATCATTAAAAGCAACATTAAGAACACAAGCTCTATCTATACCAATAATATGTCTTTTTATTTCTCTAGCATAAGGAACACATTTATAAAGACTTTGCCAAACTTCATTACCTGCACCATCATTATCTACAGACCATTGATAGAATTTACCACCTGTATCAACACCTATTTCTCCATCATAACCATTAAGTACTGTTCCAAGTTCAACACTATAATCTGCACCAGTATTTACAATATAGTCAAGAGGTATAGTAGTCTCAGCATAAGTAGACTTAGATGAAACATTTATATTTATATATGCGGTTTTATTTATAGTATCTATATAAACAATTCTAGCTAAACAAGTATTGTCTGTACTTCTAATATAAATATAAGCATAAAGATATTTGTAATCTACAAATATATCATTTATTATTTTATAACTAACAGTACCATTTTCATCACAACAAACTATTCCACTAGGAAGACCATCACAAGGTTCAAATACAAAATCATCTTTTGAAAGAATAGTCGGATTTTCTCTAAATCTACTATCGTCAGGATTACAATAATATTGAATTTCTTTACCTTTATGAATGCAAACTTTAAATCTACTTTGAATAGGAAGAGTTTTATGAAGTTCAAGATTACCAATTCTTTCACAAGCAGTAGTAGCTTGATTAACAGAATCCCAACGAACTCCATAAGCAAGCTTATTAATATTAGCCCAAAGAATATTACCTTCTTTGTCTTGTATTTTAGTTACATTACCTTCAGGTATTTGTATTGCAGTTACTTTACTAAAATCCATAATGCCTCCTTAAGCACCAGCTTGACTAGTTGTAGAAATAACTCTAATAGACTTAGTTACAGTAGAACCATCTTCAAGAGTAAAGACGAAAGATTCTTCTGTACCAATATCTGCTAAATCACCATTACCAACATATGCTTTATGTGAATACGACTGTTCAAGATTTACAAGAAAATAACCAACATTAGGTTTTCGATTAATACTACATCCAGTTAGTGAGGTAGCATTAATAAAATTACAGCTAATACCACTTGCATCAATATTACCATAAAAATTGCATTGTTCCTTAAAGGTATTTTCTTTATCAAGTCTAGCATACTTACTTAAATCAGGGTCAGCTTTAAATTCACCCATTTTTTCCCAAGCAAATTGACCATCTGTCTGTTTAATATAGGCGTATTCTGTGTACTTATTTTCCTCTCCTACTACTGAAGAAAGTACACAATAAAGCTTTGATGTAGAAATATTCTCAGTAGGTAATTCAGTAACTACTTCAAATAAATCTGTATTAGGATTAGTAAGGTCTATGTCAGCACTAGCTTTAGTAACTGAACCATCCTTACCTATAGTATAAATAACAGCTCTACCACCACTTGTTACTATAAAAGCCTCACCTCCTGTAGTAGGCAACCATTTAGCTGCACCATAGCCATAATCAATATCAGCAAAGAATAAATGGTCTACTGATTGTATAGCTTGTAATTTAGCCAAGTTATTAGCCTTAACACTTTCACTATTACCTATTTCAAGCTCTATTACAGCTTTACTATTAAGCACTGCTACATCTTTCTGTATATTACCTACTTCTTTATCAAGATTGTCTACCTTTTCCTCAAGCTCTTGTCTATCCTCATCCCATTCATCTACAATTGAAGCCCATCCCTTAGTTCCAAAGAACTTCAGCTTTCCTTTATCAAGCCATAGGCTTTGGGGACTTGGTGCCTTAATATCTTCTACAATATCTCTAAATCTTCTCATTTATTTAATTTTTTTTTTTTTGAGTTGTTTTGTTTATCTGCTTTTCTTTAAGTTTTGCATCAGACCTTGCCTTGTCCTTATCAAACTCCAACCTCTCTCTATCAAGCTTGATTCTTTCATCAAATTGTCTTATTGATTCCATCAGTTTATCCTTAGCTTCTTGTGAATATTCAGGCTCTACTATACCATCGTCTTCACCATTCTTGCTATAGGCTTGCATTTGTGCAATAAGAATCTTTGTCTCATTATCTCTTTGGTTAAGGGCATCTTCCTGTTGCAACTTAGCCTGTTCCAGTTGAGTCTTCTGTTCTATCTCTTGCTGCTTTACTTGCAACTGTTGTTGCTGTGCTTGGGCTTGCCTCTCTTGAATACTTCTTTCATCCTTTTCAACAAGTCTTTGCTTCTCAGCAAGTGAAGATGAACTAAATAACTTCATAATGGTTGAGAATGATAGAGTCTGGTTCTGTAATGCTGCCTGAGCTAAAGTATCAAGTTTTGAGTTTAATTCTTGTATTCCATTGCTATTATCCACTACAAGACCATAATCAGCTTCTGCAAATTCATCACCATCTATCTCCATAACTCTCATTGAGTTATCTGATAAGATATATTGAAATTTCTTGCTTCTGCCTCTCAATGCTATCTTAGCTGTTTCAAGTAAGCACTCTAATGCCCTCTTCTTGACATCCTCATGTACTACAAATAGCCACTCTGTAATGTGTGAAGATTGAAGAGTAGCTCTCTCTACTCCGCCTACTGTCTCTCTATTACTTACTTGACCTTCTCTTTGCTTGGTAATACCAGCAACTTCTGCCATTTCCATCTTGATAAATTCAAGAAGATTAATGTATTGCTGTATCTGATTACCATCAGAAGCTGTAATTACACCAGTGGAAGCGTTGTTTAATGCACCTGCAAGTTTACCTGTAGCTGCACCTACATTACCTTCATTGAAGCTATCCTCTACTGCAAGACCCATTGTCTTTGCATAGTATAACCACTTCTCTACATCCCATCCTTTAGGCTTTTTGGCAAAGTCAAGTCTAACTAATGAACCCCAATTCCTTGCTATCAGTTTATTCAATCTATCATGTATTGCATCATACAAGTAATTGTATGGCTTCATCATATCTACTAAACTGAATGGTCTATTGTCATTAAGGTTGTAAATAGAGCCAACAATTCCAAAGTGACATCTTGAAGGGTTACTTAGTCTATTGTACTGAACTACTCTTGGTCTCATATTGACATAAATGTCTGTACCAATCTTAGTTCCTTCCCATGCTTCATTGATGTAGAATATCTGTTCTTCTTCTCCAGCATCCTTATCTATTACATAAGTCTCTGGATAGAAGTTAAACACTTCTTCACCTGTTTGAGGGTCATAACTTCTTACCTTCTTAATCTTTCTCCTTGACTTCCAATATACTCTAAGTACTCTCAAATTTCCTGCAACATCATAAGGAAGAAGTGAGTTATTAACTCCATCATATCCTCCTAATGGGTCCCAAAAGAATCCCTCTGTACTTACTTCATCTCCTATCATATGATTATTGACAAATCCATATCTCTCATCAATATTATCCATAGAGTCTGTAGCAGCTTGACCTACATGGTCAGGCATTTTCTCTATATACTCCATGTCTTTCTTTGTCAATACATCATAGTAAGTATCAATAACCTTGCCTGGACTCCAATAATCTTCAAGGATTATCATATCTGCATCCTCAATCTTATTGCTATATCCTGACTTAAAGATTCTCACCTTGAGTGGATTCAACCTTTCAATAGTAGGCTCACCTCCTACAATATCACATTGATAAATCTCTTCACCAACTGCCATTGCATCCATGAATCCCTGATTGAACATTAAAGGAATATTCAACTCCTTTACATAGTGGTTAAGGAGAGCATTAGCCCTAATTTCCCTCATATCTTGCCACTCATAGCTGTAATAGTCATTTATCTTTTCAAGCTCCTGATTAGCCTCTTCCTCTGACTGAGAGGTATTAGATACCCACTCTTGTAGCTTCTGTAGTAATTCTTGCTTCTTGTTATTCTCTATCTCTGTAATAGCATTAGGATTAGTAACTACTACCTTGAAGTCAAAGACTCTCTTACTTTCCTCACCTCTAAGCACATTCAACTTACTATTCATAATAGGATAGTGTTGAATCCTATCAGGTATGAAATCTGCCTGTAGCTTCTCAGGATTCAGTATCATCTCAAGGTCACTCATGTGGAGTTTGCCATTGAGTAAGTCATAGTTTATTTTCTTATGGATTACAGATTTTCTGACTAAACTATAATTGAAGAAGGTCTTACTGTCTGCCCAATCCAAGTGCTTCTTCCTCCAAGCTTTATTTTTCTTACTGAAGGGAAGTTGCTGTGGAGGCAAATTTATCATTTCATATCCCATATACTTCAATTTAATTACTGTGCAAAGGTAAGTAAAATCCTTGACCTATGCAAGTATATAAGTAATTTATTAATCATTAATCTTCATTTTTACTAAATTTACTGCCTAAACCTAAAATCATAGTTTCTCTTGAAGAATAGGTCATTACCATCATAATTGTTATTGGCTCTCTCTTGCTTCTCCTTACTAACATCCCCTTGGTACCTTATCATTCTATCTTCCCTTAGAAGCATCAGCATGCCCATAGCAGATATTCTATCGAAGTTACCTTCAGAGTTGTAATTAATAAGCTCTTTTAGCAGTGCCCTGTTCCTTACAGTAAAAAGTCTTGGAACCATTACTTCTTTCTCTTCTCCGTCAATAGTCTGTATAATAGGAACTGGAGCCAATAGCCAGCTTCTCAATCTACTCCTTGCATAAGCATTAATGGCAGGAGAGGCATTAGTACCTTTTGACTTGTTACCATAGCCATCCTTCATCATCTGCTTTTCCTTTAAGAAATCAAGAACATCTGTAAGGAGATAAAGACTATTTCTTGTCGAGAAGTGAGAGAATAAACCCTTCTTATTATACTCATAATTCAACCTACCATTGTAGAATAAACAAAGTTTTCTACAAATCTCATAGTAATCATCAGCAAAAGATGGTCTTCCAGTATATTCAGCCACTATCCTATCTGTCCATAAATCCAATACAAATATAGAACCCAAAGACATAGTATTTGACTCATCATCATCATAAGGGTCAGCACCTAATATGTACCTGTCATTATATGGTTTACCTGTATTCTTATCAATCTCAGGCATTTGGTATAACTCAATAGCACCCTCTATCTTATTATCCTTATGTGGAAAATCCCTGATAGGTGTAGCAGAGGTAGGTTTATACTCTACCTGACCCTCTTTATTGAATACCAAATCACCTACATATACATCATCATACTCTGTAGGATTAGCATCCAATTGACCTATTCTCTCAGTCAAGTCAGCTACAGGGAACATATTTACACCTGTCTTAACAATAGCCTCAGCAGGAGTAATAGGAACCTCAGCAATGGTCTTAATGATAGTATTAGGGTCAGTAGAATTATACTTTACTCTGTACCTATTCATAAGAATCTCAATAAGAGCCTTAATCACATCAGATACACCATTCTCATTATAGCATCCCTTTCTATTTACATAGCCAGGAAAGAAGAATACAAAGTAAGGTTTACCTTGGTTATACTTATCAAATACATTAGGCAAGGCATACATATTATAACCTTTCGGATTATACATAATTTCCTGAGCACCAGCAAAGTCTGATTCATTATCACCAGCAGTACCTAACATATAGATTTGACCAAAGACAATATCACCTTCTTGTACTGAGGGCAACAATACATTATATAGGTCCACAAGTCTTGGAAATGTACCAAACTCCTCAATAAGAATCTTAGCAGCTCTCTTACCTCTCAACTTAGACTCATCATCCTTAGATGATACTCCGAGTACTGTATTTTGAGTACCTCTTTCAATATCAAGGTCTACATCCTTATATCCCATTATCCAAGTCATTTCTTGCAAAGAGTTCTTTAATCTCTTTCTTGGAAACTGGGTATTGGTTGCACAGAAGTTAGCCATATCCACAAACTTATTAAGAACACCATCCTTAGTAAGGTACTCCTTCTGATAGGCAGTTACTATACCCTTTACCTTCTCATGTGCTTCCTCATTCTCACCTACTACAAAGATGTGGTTAAGTATGGATGCAAGACTATATGACTTACCTTTACCTCTGGAAGCAAGCTCAGCCATGTGCTGACCTCCCTCAAAGTTATTATACAAGCCACCATTTGATGCTTGGTCTAAGCAATGAAATCTCCAATAGATTCCTTCCCAACATTCAGGAAGTGCCTCTATTCTATCAGCTCTTTTAGACTTTCTCTTCTTGCCATTCTTATCCTTATACTCTCTAATCTTAGAGAGCATCATAGGAGAATAGTTAAGGAACCAATACATATAGCCTGTAACCCATTCTCCATCACTTTCCCTCACATAACCATCCCAGATTCTTCTCCTTTCCTCTCTTACCCACTTACCATATTCACTATTAGGATTGGCATTAGGTCTAAGGTTAGTAAATGTACCATACTTCTCATAATGTATAGCAGATGGTCTGAAATAGTCCATATCCTCCAATATATGAGGATTAGCCAAGTCCACAATGATTCTACCTCTATCATCTCTTGGTCTATCCTTGGCATGCTCTCTTGTAGGGCTTATCAATCTCTTGACAAACTCTACATTATTTATAATATCAAATAACTGGTCCTGAACTTCCTGAGGAAGGGTATTAACCAATTCCTCAGTTAGCTCAGTTTGATATTTATTCATTGGTATCTTTTGAAACTCCATTATATTCTCCCTTTATAACTGCTTCATAAGAATAAGAGCCTATCCAATTGAATATTAGTGTACTTAACCTAATATTCATCTCTCTTAACATATTCTCTTCCTGACCATCAGGAACCTTAGCAGTATGTTGTACTGCTATTACTCTATAAGATTTACCTTTTTTAGTGAACCAAAGAGTGTACTTGTAAATCTTATAAACCTTGAATGAGGAATGAGGTATGATTTCTCTCTGTAATACTATGTGCCCTGCATTTTCAATTCCCCTTTCACTTCTCCTTGTCTCAATGTATTTATTAAGACCTTCTATAATATCTTCTGCTTTCATAGTTATAGTGTCAAGTCATCTTCAAATATAGTCTTTTCTCCCTGTCCTCTCATCCTACCTGACTCTCTCATTTCAGAGTTAAGTGCCTTTTCAGCCTCATTGAGGTCTTTCACAAGAGAAGGTATTTGCTTAATGAGGGCACCTGCTTCTTTCAAGTCCTTAATTTCAAGTTCATCAAACTCTTGGGCTTTTAATCTTTTCCTATACTTATCAACCATAAACCTTGTGTCTTCAAGGAGTAAAGCTGAGATTGGCTTAAAGGACTTATAAAATTCCATTGCCCCTGTTACTATTCTGTCTGGTTCCCATTTAGGAGGTAATCCCTCTCCCTCTTTAATAGCTTCCATTCTTTCCTTGTCATCTACAAGGTACTGATAGTCACTTCTTGGGTCGCAGAAAAAATAAATAAACCCAAGTTCCATAATAGCCTTATCCTTATTAACAGTCTTATCTCTTTGCCATATTTGTCTGAAAGGTTTAAGAGCAAAGGCTTCCTCAGATATTACTACTTTGTAACCTTCATATTTGAACAATTTTATCATAATCTAAGAAAAAAAAAGAGTGTATCAAGATTAGTTTTCCTGATACACTCTTTTGAGTTATATAATTAGTTTCTTCTTCTCTGGTTGAATGATTGGTGAAGGAGTTGGGTCAGGAACTTCCTCATACTCTTCAATAATGAAGTCAATATCCCTATCTTGTAACAATAAGCACTGCTTTCCATCCATCTCAACAACATCAAAGTTGTAAGTTATGATAGGGTTATCAGTGATTACTCCATCCTTTAGAGAACCTTCTCTGTGTTTCTTTACACCAAATCTTGTAGGATTAACCCATACCAAGTCACCAACTTTAATGTCTCTAACAGAGCTGCCCACTGCAAGTACCCTCTGATATTCCTTCAAGCTGCCTTCTCTCTTAGTCACATCAATAAGACCTGCTCCTACCATCATATCATGGTCATACTTATCCATTGTAGTGATAAGTGCAGTGAACATTGGCTTTATCTTTTTTACTTTTAACATTTCTTCTCCCTTATCTGTTTAATAAACTTGAGTCTCTTTTTCATACCTAACATCCTATCATAAGTGCAAGTCAATTTACCCAGTGATGGAATGTTGAAATTTGTTCTTAACTTAGCAAAATCCTCTTCATTAAGATTCTCCTTTAATGGCAAGGACTGTATGGATTGGTTAATGAATAACCAAAATGCCTTATATGTCTTATCTACCACTTCTTTAGGTAAATTCAACTCTTCAGAAACCTTACCAATTATATCAGGATAATTCATTTCAATTCAAAAAGTAACAATAGTTGGAAAGTGCCAGTTTCCTCATCAATGTTAGGAATAAACCTTGGATTAATCTTGCCATCAATGATAACCTTATTCTTCCTTAGCTTGCCCATAATTACTTGAAAGTGTGGGAGAGTGATATTACACTCTTCCCTTACTTTCTTCTTTGTATCTTCACTCATTGTAACCTTATCAAGTATCTCATTGTCCTTGATAACTTTACTGAGTTCATATCTCTGCTTAACAAAGGATGTAATTACATCAATCTCTCTATCAGTTAGCTTATGAAAAGGCTCTAAAAATTTGAACCAATACCTGAAGAAGCTTCCACTCAAAGAACATGGTACTCTAACTATATTATTAGGCTTCTTCATATATGACTATACTAATCTTCAGTTTTAATATCTGGTGTTTCCCTTTCCTTGTTATCTTCCTCAGCCTCTTCAGGGACTGTCATAATTTCCTCAATCTCAGCAATACACTTTTCAAGGAAGTCCTGCTTAAACATATGTCCATTCTCTACTACCTTAAACAAGTAGTCAAGTCTCTTGAACATATTACTCATATTAGCAGCCTGTAACTTCATATACAACTGCTTAGCCTGCTCACTAAGCTGATGGGCTATGTTCTCTAACTGCTCATAAGACATCTTCTCAGGTCTCTCTGCTTCCTTTGTTACTGGTTGCATCTCTGCAACCTTTTTCTTTTGCTCTTCCATTTTACTTTATAATTAAGTTATTAATACTCTTCGAGGTATCTATGCCCATATCTATTCTTGTAGAGGGTCTCCCATTCCTCTATTGAACATTCTCCTATATCAGTGGAGCCACACTTATCACAGTAATCTGAATCCTCCATTCTTGGAATGTTCCTAATATTCAATGATAGGCAATGCTTGCAGTATAATACTGGCACCTCATTGTAATCATTAGGCTGATTTTCTGTGTTTAAGTTGCTCATAAATCATCTTCTTTCTGTCATTCAGACTATTTTTACCATGCTTAGCATTGTTAAAAGGTCTCTTAGGATAAATAAATCCATCAAGAGATATATGACCTCTTCTGATTGCTCTCCCTACAGACTTAAACTTGCTTACTGCTTCGTAAGTTCTTAGGTGAAGAATACCTCTTTCATAGAAATCTCCTACAGTATCTACTCTATTCTTCTTTATGTAATCCTTGAACTCCTCTTCACTCATCAAGGGTCTTTCTATTGTCTTCTGCTCTTCCATTTTTATAATGTTTTATTTAAAGTAGATTAATACAAACTGACCATTTTCTTTAAGTAGAGAAACTATATCCTCCCTCTTAATCCCTTCCTCACTGGCTGACCTTACAATACCCCTGATTGTAGTATCAGTTAATGCAGTCATAATTTGATGAACCTCTGAACCATTGGTCTTTTTGGTTCTTGTCATCTTTGTCTTTTCTATCTCTTCCATATTACCTAAATTAGTTGCGGGGGAGAGACTCGAACTCTCAACCTCAAGGTTATGAGCCTTGCTAGCTACCATTGCTATCACCCCACGATGTATATTTGAGCAGATAGTGGGAATCGAACCCACACATTAACATTGGAAGTGTTACATACTAACCTTTATACTATACCTGCATTTGAGTAGATAATCAGACTTGAACTGACCCCTTGACATTGGCAATGTCATATGCTAACCACTAACACCATACCTACATTATAGAGCCTCCTGAAGGATTTGAACCCTCTCTTCCTGTTTACAAGACAGGCTTGCTAAACCATTAACACTAAGGAGGCATTGTAGTCTAAGAGGGATTTGAACCCTCAATCCCTAAAGGGCGAGGGATTTTAAGTCCCTTGTGTATTCCAGTTCCACCATTAGACCATTTTATTTTTCCCTCTGTAATTGTCTGTCAGAGCATGACAATTAGGACATAAGAGCTGTAAATTACCTATTTCATTATTACTATTATTACCATCTTTGTGATGCAGCTCTAAAGGTATCTTTTGTCCTTGCCATTCAGACAACCCACATCTCTCACATCTATATTCTTTTATATTTTCTGAAAGTAATCTTCTCTTTAGATTGTTTGAGTTATATCTTGAAGGATTTACAAGAATCCTACTAAGAGGGAATTTCTTAACTACTGGAGAATATCTTTCACCAGAGTTCCATCCCTGACCTGTAAAGTGGGAAGTATCTATATTGTATAAATCAATTGCTTGATGTATAGTTCTGTAATTCCCTCCTACAGGCTTTATATGCAGGTATCTACATACTTGTGCTATACTAAGACTGTTTCTTATAGCCTCTTCATATACTTCTCTACTTCTCAGTTTTGTCATTAGTAAGGTCTTATATCACATAAGTGGAATAAGTAGTCATACTTATTGATATTCTGAATAAAGGTCTCACATTCAGATGTTATACCTTTATATATGGTCTCTTGAGGAATCTTATCATAGAATGCAATAGTAGCAGACTTAACTTCACTTATAAAGTCAAAAGCATTCAGTGCATCACTTGGAGTTCCTTTGATTACATTAGGTTGCATCTTACCAAGTATTCCCATATACCCTTCTGCAAGCCCATCCTGATAATCTGACAATATATCAAGGAACTCATCAAGATATACATGGATATTCTTCTTAGGTGCTGCCCAATGCAGATTCTTACACTTAGTCTTCCAACCTTCAAGCTGATTTAAGAAGTTGATAAAGAGCTGAGAACCAGACACTTCAGTACTTCTGCTTGATTCCATTGGGGTAAATAGATTATCTTCTCCAAACATATTCTCTTATTTTGATGGTGCAAAGATAAGTATTTTAATTGAAATATGCAAGTAAAATACTATATTTTTTTTTTATTTTTTAAAAATAAAATACAGAGAGTAGAGTATAAGCTATTTTTGCCCATATACTCTGATTTATATTTAAATCTACTGTACCTGTCCTTCTTCTTTTTATATGTAAAAAGTATAATAGATTATGTGCTCTCCATTCATTAACCATACCAAATATACTTCTCTTGTGTATAGCATAAGAATTATCACATGTGTTTCTTATCTTCTTTAAGACATTAACCATGTCATTTATTCTCCTTATCCTATAAGAGTCTGTTATAGAAGTATTATAGGTACTTAAAAGCACATTAATAATGTACTCACTATATTTAATATTAATCATTTTCATAGTACCCTCTAAGAGACTCGAACTCTTACACTACTATTACTTCATGTCTGCTTCTAAGGCAGATGTGTCTACCAAATTCCACCAAGAGGGCATATAGCCTTTGACCACCTTCGGCTATTAAAGTGAATGATACGACATTCATTAGGGGCTAGTCTTACTCTGTAAATATTATTAATATTCAGAAACCCTAAGAGTTACGTTGCTACATATAATCTAGAACTCATAGCTTTGTTAGTTCTTTTTAAGTGCTCACATACCTTGGTTAAATATGCAAGCACTACTGTGGGTGCTCAAAGAATCGAACTTTGTTCTAAGGATTTTCAGTCCTCCGCAATGTAACCATACCTGCCCAACACCCATAATGACTTATTTGTGTCTCTACCCACATCACTTTCCATAAGTCAAGGACAAAGATTTCTATTGAAGTGGGGCAGAAAGGAATTGAACCTTAAATAGCCTGAGGCAGTGGATTTACAGTCCACACTAATTCACCACATTAAAGCTACCCCATATAATATTTATTACTCACTCCAACATCAAAGGAACTATATTCCAATTGGAATAGTTCCTGTAGGTGTCCAAGCATAAGACTTAGCAGCCTGTCTAAAATATGCCTTAGCACCTTTCTTAATTAATGAAATAACCTTTTTCATAACAATTAAAAATTTGAAGTTAATAATATGTTATGTTCCCCCATAAGGAATCGAACCTTACTCTCCAGATTAAAAGTCTAGAGCATCCACCATCAATGCTTTGGGGGAGTATTTGCCAAGGTTGAGGTTGTGCTCCCACAAGGACTTGAACCTTGAGTCCCCTGTTTAAGAGACAGGTGCTTTAACCAATTCAGCTATAGGAGCATTATTTCTTTTCATACTTTTCAGACCATGCCTTAGTAATACCTGCTGATGCAAATACTCCAGCAACAGCACCTATATAAGCAGCAAGACCATTAAGGTCTGTCTGTATGGTATGATTATAACATATTTCTATTATAAGAAGTACAGCAGGAACTGATAGTAGGATTAAACCTATTAAAGTAACTGCCACTAAGAAGAAGTTCTTTGAAGAAATTCCTGTATTGTTCTTTATAAGTTTATCTATATAACACATAGACTTGGAGGTGGGATTTGAACCCACGAATCATCAGATTTGCAGTCTGTGCCCTTAGACCACTTAGGTACTCCAAGATAGTACTGGCAGAGGGGATTGAACCCACATGCAACCTATTACCCTTTCTACTGTGTATAAGACAGAGGGGATATGCCAGTATATTGGGGTGTTAGATGGGATTTGAACCCACGCCATAAGGAGCCACAATCCTCTGCTCTACCTGACTGAGCTACTAACACAGTGCTGATGGAAAGACTCGAACTTTCAACTACTGCCTTATGAGAGCAGCCTTCTACCATTGAAGTACATCAACTATTACTCTTCTTGACCAATGTTGGGATGGTGAGAATTGAACTCACCTGTAACCAACTACTCTTTCAGCTGCTTATCAGACAGAGGAGATACATCCCAATATGCTGAGAAGATAGGAATTGAACCCATAACTGCTGGTTTTGGAGACCAGTGCTCTACCAATTGAGCTACTTCCCAATTACTTAGTTGCAGGTAGTGGATTTGCACCACTGGTCTCCCCATTAAGGGTAGGGCGAGATTACTACTTCTCTAACCTGCTAAAACATCAAATCATTGATTACTTCTTCTTATTGCACTCAGAGAACTTTCAGAAATGATGTCATCAAGTATTGCAAGCTACTTGACTAAACTTCTTGCAAAAGTTTTTGCGGGACCTGTAAGACTCGAACTTACATCTAAGGGTTAACAGCCCCTTGTTCTAACCTTTGAACTAAAGACCCATTTATGTTGCTCCTATTAGAATTGAACTAATGACCTTTTCCTTGTAAGGGAACTATTCTAAACCACTGAACTAAGGAGCATTGATAGGGCAGTTTCTTTAACCTCTAACTGCCCAAAAGATGGTTCAAGCAAAAGCTCAACATTATGAAAACATGAAAACATAGTGTGGACCTTGTGAGATTTGAACTCCTCTAAAACATTGCAAATGTCTTGTGCTAACCTGATTACACTACAAAGCCCATTAGTATGGGTACTTGGACTTGAACCAAGGACAACTGGCTCCCAAAGCCAGCATTCTACCTACTGAATTACACCCATATATTGCGGAGAGCATTGTACTCGAAACAAATACCTTATTAGGGTACTCACTATTTAGCAGATAGGACTATCACCTTGATAGTTTACTCTCCATACTTTCCTTCACCAATATGTCAAAGAACACCTATTATTGCGGAGAGATGAGGTCCCGACCCCCAAGCATTTTACTGCTCCCATTGTTTTCAAGACAAGTCCCAGTCCCACTGAGTTACCTCTCCATTGCCTACCTACCTCTGTAGGATAGGACTTCAGTAGATTAAAAGTGGATTAGCAGGATGTGGGAGAATTGAACTCCAATCTTCTGATTGACAGTCAGACACATTAACCACTATGCTACACACCCTAAGTTGTAGAGCTATTGGGAATTGAACCCAAGTTTCTGCCTTGAGAGAGCAGTTACCTATCCACTAGTAGATAGCTCTATATTGTATTGGGTATGGGGCTTGAACCCATAATCTCCACATTGAAAGTGTGGTGACTTAACCACTTCGTCTAACCCAACATTTAGTACCCCCTGAGGGAATTGAACCCCCATTAAAGGCTTAGAAGGCCCTTGCATTATCCATTATACTAAGAGGGCATTTACCTTTACTATTGTTACCCCAATAAGACTTGAACTTATGTTACAGGAGCCAAAATCCCGTGTAATAACCAACTATACTATGGGGCAATAAAAAAGGAATGTTACTCTAAACAACTGGTTAAAGTAACATTCCTAGCAATGGAAATTTCCTAAAACCAATCTCTCTTTCTTAATTGCTCTGCAAAGGTAAGCAAAATATTTGAAACCACCAAACTTTTTCCCAATTATTTTTAATTCAAGCATCATTTTCTTGTCATGAAGGAGTAAAGTTGTGCTTTGGTTTAGGTCTAATCTATATTCTTTAAGTAATTCCTACTAACTTGTTAGCCCAAGATTCAGTATAAAAACTGTAGTAGTTCCACTTAATTCCTATCTTACTACATAGATAATGCACTATGTTATGTAGTAATGATGGGATTCCTATTACTATCAAATATAGTGGACCTAATATATCAGATTGCTTACTATGACCACATTCATGTTGGATAGACTCTTGTAATGACATAGGATTCACAAAGAGGTAATCTCCTAATGACATAGCTGAAGGTAGAGCAATATTTACTATAATAGTATTACCATCTGCCTTACCTTCTCTGTATGCAGCTTGGCACAATATACCCTCTATACATAAAGCAAGTATATTCTGTGGAAATTGCCACAGCCACTTAATAGAATCCTTAAAGTAATTACTTATCTTCTTCATTCTTGTATACAGTAATATCCCTGAAGCTTTGTTATGGCTTCATAAGAGTTATTTTTAATCTCCTTTTAACTACTAACTTCATTAGACCAGTTCTTGATTATACCCCTATAGCATGATTCCCTGTGCATTTTCTCAGGTGGATGTGCTCATGCAATCTAATTTATATAGTAGCAATTTTAGTAGTATTGGGGACAACCTCCTCTCTATGTAAGGTGAGAGTACTAACCCAACTTCTAACCCATTACTTTTTAACCTCATGGGTGAAAGGTTAATCCACCATTAACCTCTACTGGGGTGCAAAGGTAAGTAAAAATTTTGATATATGCAAATATATAAATAAAAAATTTATTGCATAAAAAATAATTTTTTTTTTTTAATTTTTTTTTTCTATTGTATTTTTAGGAGTGGTACTTACACCAACCACACCCTCCCCATCACTTAGCCCAAGGGGGTCCTACCCCCGTAGGCTAAAATTAACATTATTAACAATTTAACATTTTATCATTATGGGAAATCTAACTTTCAATGACACTCTGACAGTAGAGCAGTTCAAGGCACAAATGAATGTATCACGCATTGATGTGAAGAAGAATCCTAAGACAGGCAAGCTCTTCTTCACCTATGGTGCAAAGACAGGAGCAGTTGCAGTCAAGGGTATTCCAGCACATCCTATGCTGAGCAATGTCACTGGCTCTGATGGTAGCTCATTCTGGTTGCTCCATGAGGAGGGACAGGGTGGTGCCCCTGTATTGGCAAGCTTCTAAGCAGGAAGGCAACAGGCAGGAATGCCTGTTTGCCTTTTCATTTCCTCTGAGCATTAATAGTATTTAAGATAATTTAAGGATGAAAGAAGAATTAGATATGCTCTTTCTATTGGAGCATTTCAGTCTTAAAGATTTAGTAAAGGCTGAAGAAGAGTATGTTAATTATGAATATGCTAACACCGACAATATTGTTGAGTGTTATTCTGATGTAGAAGAGTATATAAATGATGAATGTACAGAAACTATTACAACAAGAGAGTATTCAACCTCTATTTATACTAGTTGGATGAATCTTTCATTTGAATCTTTAATATTCAATGATTAGAGGAAACTCTATTTACATCTCTTCCTGACAAGAGGATTAGAGAGGTAAGTAGAGTGTTTAGGAGTTCAGTGCATTGAGTAAGTAGGATAGGATAATAGAGTGTGGAATACACTTTATGTCCTATCTTCCTTGTTTTGTATTGAATGTAACTTGTTGATTTATTGAGAGTTAATAGTATGGATTGACATATTGTCAGATGTGTGACATTATATCACTACCTCACAATTATTACCTCATTACAATCAGCAACAAAGAACAATCATCCAATAATGTATGACTGTTTTTACTGTTACAGTGATAATACAAAACTACACTCCAACAAACAAACAATTGAACAAACACATATTAATTGTTGTTAAAATGTCTTCAATTAGTACCAATAATATTGAGAGGTGCTACTGAAATTGGGTGCAGATGTGAAGAATAGTACGCTATTACAGGACTGTGGTGAGAGTGATATTAATTACTCAATAAACTTAGTGATGATAAAAAGGACAGAATCAACATAAAATTGCACAGAGAGTAAGAAGGTTTAGAAACTAAATATATTAGGTCAGAATTAAGACATATAAAAGGCAACAACTAATATTATATGATTTAGGAGGTATTAGTACAATGTTAGTACATAACTTATTGCAGTTATATGGTAGTTCAAGTCTATCATACCTCCCTTTTTATCAACTTATAAACAAACAATCAAATGAGCAAACAAGCATCTTACAATGGCATACTTTATCAGATAGAGTATCAGCCACAACTGTCAAACAATGATTACACACAACACAAAGTGTATCATATCAAGACAGAAGAAGAGAATTATGGCAAATCAAGAAAAGCTATTGCATCCATCATGGAAGATGAGCTTGGTTACACACAAGGATATTTATGGTCTGCGGGTGAATATCATATAAAGAATACACAGCAGCCATCTATAATTAATGGTTTGCATCCATACTATAAATTCACCTATGATGAGGACTTGGATGTATATGTATTTACACTTGTTATACCTTATGATGATTGAGTATGAGCAGTGTTAGAGGAATAAAGAAAGTCTTGAAGAATAGTAAAGGCTTTTGCACTATAGTAGGTAAAAATGGTATGTGTGCTTGCATTTCAGAGTGGAATACTATAAAGTATCACAAACATGGAGTATCTGTTAGTGATTCAGTATATGTACCATATAAACTTATCAAAGGAATAGGATTATGACCACAAACAAACAGAAAGCTGCTGTTCACTTTTGTGAGCAGTGGCTTAATGTCACCTTCAGTGGTGATATTAACAATTTCCAACAGGTAAGTAATTTTCTCTCAGAGTATTTAGAGGAAGCCAAACTGACTTATAGTGAAATTGCATGTGAGTATGAATCATATTTATGGGACTTAATGATGGACTAAGTTATGGCAAGATATAGAATAAACCCAAATGCTATATGTAGTTCAGAGAACTACAAGCAATCAAAGAAATTACACATGGATATGTTGAAGAGAAATCATAAAGTATTCATAGAAATGGTAATAAAGGAAAGAATAGTTATCAAGAAACAGGCATACATCAAAGTATTTGGTAACTTGATAGCTATTACTCCAAGTGAAGTAGCAAGATTTAAAAAGGAGATGACTATAATATGGAAGTAATACTATTCATAGTGGCTTTGGTATTCCATGCCATAGTTCTTTACATCATATTTAGTTGCTTCAATGACAATTAGAGAGTTATATATCTTTGCTCAATCTCATGCTCTTCTTGACAAGAGTGTGGGATTGGTCATTGATGAATATATAAAGCACATCTCTGTGCATAATGATACCTTAGCTCATAGCAGCATTATGAATAATCAAGGCAATGAATCTGTGAGTAAGTCTAACATAGACTATAAGAATAAGGTAGAGTTTAGTACAGAAGATGTGCTTGAGTTATTTTCAACTTAACAAACAATTAAACAAAAATGAACAAATTTAAGCTTATACTCAAAGGCATATTGTTATGGACAACAGCCTTTGTGACTATACTCTTTGTAGCAGGAGTAGATAGCATCTATGACAATGGATATTTCTTTCTGACTACAATTGTTGCAGTAATGGTACTCTGTTGCTACAAGCTAATCTCAGAGGAAGAGTTTGAAGTATTGTCTTTGTACATATGGTTTAACAAAATAATAGGAGAAGAATCATGCGGACAGTAGCTGTAATTTTCACAGATAGGAGAATACCTCTTAGTGAGGTATCTTCCTACAAAAAGTACAAATTCTTGTGCAACTATGATATTATATCATCACTTGATATGATAGAAGACCCAAGATACAATAGTAAGATGATGGTAGTAGGGTTTACTTGTGATACTGATAGAGTTCAACAAGGAATAACACTGAAAGACATCTACATTACCAAGGTAAATGGACAAGTTATTATCCAGCCTGCTGGATTGGTTAATGGTAGCTTGGTAGGAAGTGATTTTGACATTGACAAACAAAGAACAAATAACATGGAAGAGAAAAGAAACATCAAGGTAACACTTGAACAGGCAATGGAGTGGTATAATAGTGGTAATAGTACATTGCGTACATTAGCACTGAGTGCATATACTGAGGATGAATTGAAGTTCAACTTCAAATACATCAGCAGTAAAGTATGCAGTACAATAGGCTTCTGTGCCAATGTCCCTGCTGGTGAAGCAGAGAAGTATAATACACTTGCAGACTTGGCAATCCTTGCTAAGTTCTTCAATTGCTATTGGAGAAAAACTACAAGCAATACAGGATATTTCCTTGGCAAGTATAACAGAGGCAATGGTCCTGTAGTTGATGTTTGCAATGGTGTTGGTGTGTATGAGCACAATACTGTACAGTATGCAGGTGTTGTATACTTCAAAAATCAAAAAGATGCAATCAAAGCAGTCAAGATTCTTGGTGATAGAGTGAAAAACTTATTTGATTAGAACATTAAATTGTATGATTATGGAGATTCCAGAAATTCCAGAAATTTGGTATAGTTAGGAGAACCAAAGCATTTAATAGAGGCTCATGGTTGTTATTACACACAAAGTGGGTTTTAGATTGGACGGATGATTTAAGAGATTTCTGTAATAATTATTCGTCCAATCATTATACTTACAATATTTATTTAATAGAGCAATGAATGTAGATAAAGCAAAGAGAAACATCAGAAAAGTATATAAAGATATTCAGACAGAATCTGCTTATGGTAGCACGGTTAGTGTTAGCAAGATGAATGAATGGGCAGAAATACTTGATGATGCCATTGCATTCTTAGGAGACTGACTTATGAATAAAATGTATCAGATAGACCAAGACCTCAAAGACAAGCTAGTCAAGTACTTCTCAACCATCGAGGAAATGGCAGATGAACTGACTACTGGTAATGTGGCTCACAAGAAAACAGCCATCAAGGGGTTTGCTGGTAGAGCAAAGGAATATCTAATTAAGCATACATAATATGAGTAAATGGATAGGAAAATGGAAGAAATCTCGTCAACCCTATGGATGGACTGGAATACTTTATTGGAATAACATCCCAATAACACGTATGTATGAATCTGAATTTGATTTATTAATGAATAAACCAACAAAATGATTAACTATGGATAAGAAGAAAGTTGAAGAGCTGATAAAAGAAGCAAAACATTTAGCAATTTTACGCAAATATGAAAATAGACAAGCATATTTGAATAATTGCATTCGTTGTTTGAAAGAAGCTTTGGAAGAACTCTCCAAGTCTGACTGGATTTCTGTAGAGGATGAACCTGCACCAAGACTTGAATGGGACGGCTCTTGGAATGATATTGTTGTGTGCTACAAAGATAAATGGGTACTTCCTTTATCTTACGTTGTACGCAATGATGTAGAGTTCACACATTGGCGTAGAATCGAAAAGTTGGAGGAGTAAGTATGAAGGCATTAAAAAGATTAGTATATGTGCTACTTATGTATTCAACATGTATCATAACTCCATTTATAGATATAATATTTATACTTATACCAATTAAGTGGATAATAACTGGGAGTGTTTTACGACAGAAAGTAACTAAAGGGAAGAAAACATTCTATGTTTATACCATAACGGAAGTGGCATATTATAGTATGGATAAGTATTTAACTAAATTATTAAAGCTATGAATAGAGAACAAGCAAAACAGCTATTGCCTATTATTCAAGCATTTGCAGAAGGTAAAACAATACAATATCGTCACGGAGATGTAGATTGGGTAGATGTTGCTCCTTATAGTGTTCTTGATTTTAATGATGATACTTCAAAATATCGTATTAAACCAGAATCAAAATACCGTCCTTTTGCAAATGCAGAAGAGTGCTGGCAGGAAATGCAAAAACATCAACCATTTGGGTGGTTGAAGATAGATGATTGGTATTGCACAATAAAAGAAATTAGACCTACATGTACTTTTTGTCATGGTGGTGGGGATGTATTCTATTATGCAGATATGGTAAAGAAAATAAACTTTGCTGATGGCACTCCATTTGGTATTAAAGAGGAGGAATAGTAGAGAATATTGATATAAAACTTAAAGAGATATAGTTATGGAGCAACGCATTATCAAATTTAAGGCAAAACCAATGTAAATAACCGTCCTTATAGGACATAATAATAAATAATATGAATAAAAGATTAACAAATCACCTTCTTCTGTAAAAGGGAGAGGGGGATAAAAAAATATACTTTAATTGGTGGAGCGAGTCGCTCTTTCTGTACAGAGTATGTAATTTCAAGCATAATATAAGATAGCTCTGTTGTTATGTGATGCTATGCAGCATACAGGAGTTTCTAATATAATTAGAACGTAAGTATCTTATATTTACACTCTCATAGCTCAGCAGCATAGAGCATTGGTTTCCTAAACCAAGGGTCGAGGGTTGGAGTCCCTCTGGGAGTACTAAGGTGTTATTTGTAAAGGTAATTTGATTGTTTTTAGGTATTTATTATAGGAAACTGGTATGTGATATATAGGTTTCCTTTTGTTATGTCTCCATAGTTCAAGGGATAGAACAATAGTCTTCTAAACTATATATCTGAGTTCGAGTCTCAGTGGAGATACAATGTCTATTTAACTACTATTTCCTGACCATGCTGTGCAAAATGACTGAAAATGTGGTGCTGATAGGTAAGCTATCACCACTTATAAATGCAACTACTTCAATGTGGGGATATAAAGAGAAAGTTACGTGACTTTAATAATGATGTTTCAATAGGAAACAATATTTGACTTTGTTAGGACATTCTTTCAATAAGAAATGAATCCAAATAAGGGGCATTTTTTGGTTTTGATTGCTGATTATTTAGTAAGAGAACATGCAAAGACTGATGGAAAGACATCAAAACAATAACTGGCAATACTTCTTATAGAGTTGCTGCCTAAATAGGCTGAGTAGCACTTACTTGGAAACAGAAAGGTGCAAAGCCTGAATGAAGACTAAGGCTGAGGGTCCTACTTTAAGAGCATTAATAGGCTGTGGTCTCGCAGAAGGTAACTCAACTTTTTCCTTGTTTATGGACAATAAAATAAGGTGGTGGAAATGCTGTAAATCCAGACAGACCCAGTGGGTAACTGACCACATTAAAAAGTAGTAAGCATGTGTAATTCTTTTATTAAAGATTAGTAAGACAGGGGTTCGATTCCCCTATGCTCCACAAAATAACTTTAGTATTAACTAAAAAAAAAAGTATGTTTTATTTATTAATGTTTGAGTTCATGCTATTGGGAGTAATAGGTGGACTATTAGGTATATTCTATAGGAATTGCCTGAAGGTTGAGGATATGATATTCTATCCTTTGTATAGTAAAGTGTTTGTACCTATGGTTAAAAGTGGCAATAGGTTCTTACATTTTATAGCATTCCCATTAGGATTCTGCATCTATTGTAGTACCTTTTGGATAACTATGCTCATTCTTATACTCTTCCTGACAAGCTGGGATTCACTCCCTAAGTGGCAGTATGTTGTAATAGGAATCATAGCAGCAGAAGGTGTAGCTCACCTAATAGTGTGTATAAGTTGCAGATTCTTAATATACAAACATCCTGACTTGGATAAGCATTACTTAAAGCATTTACATGAGTAACTAAAACATGTGAGTATTTATTTGTGATTAATTTATTTTTAATAGAATTATGATTGATATTAAGTTAAATCTAAGTATTGAACTTCCAGGAAGTACTATGCTTAGTAAGGAGGAGTGCCTTAAAACAACTCACAAAGTGATTGAGAAGAAGACCAAAGCTGGTAAAATCTACAAGAAAACCATTAAGGTAGAAGTAGAGGATTGGGACAAGGTGGAGAAGCACTCTATGAGAGTGACTAATGCAAATGGTACCAATCCAGAGATTATCACTTTCCATACAAGAAAGTGTAAACCAGCTACACAGTCCCTGAACATGAGCAAGGAGGCTTATGAGCACATGATAGATGAGGGTTCTTGTCCTTCATGGTCTAAGCCTGGCAAGTGGGCTGCAATGAGTGAAAAGGAAAGACTTGAAGCTCATTTGCAGAGAACAGTGGAATACCTTGGAGGTATATCATATACCTATCAGGTGTTTGAGGACTAAATGGAGGTGTTCTTGTAGTAAGGGCAGGGGTACTAATAATACCCTTGTCTTTCTTTTTTTTTTACAACCTACTGATTAAGTGGGATAAAACTAAGAGACTATGGGATATGTTCCTAAATTTATACATTTTAGTCATTCCGTTGATGTAAAGTACCCATTTGGTGTTTATTGGGAGCATAGCTACATACAACAGAGTGCAGAAGTAATCCTCAATACATACAAAGAAGATATTAAGGAAGGCACAAGCATTACTTTTGTAGCAAGAGGTACATCAGGAGCTATGATTGCAGGTGCTATGCTCAATGAGTTACATAACATTAACCCAACTACTAAGACATATATCCTGATTGTCAGGAAGGAGGAAGAAGTAGGTGCTCATTGTTCTTCATTATATGGAATTGATATGGTAGGTACTACAAGGTTTATAGTTGTGGATGACTTCATAGCATCTGGTGAAACCATTGAAGCAATCATACAGAAACTAGATTGGTACTTTACTAGTGTAGCACATCATCCTACTAATAAGTATGATATGCTTTGTGTAGGTAACTCTATTGATGCAAAAGCATTAAAGAAGAACTCATGTGCTGGTTACAGAAAATGGAAAGGGATTTGTTCAAGATTTAAGTATGTAGTATGCTGCCCTGATTAAATTGGGAGCTAAATAAAAAAGTAATTTATGACAAGGATATGGATTATAGTTTTACTAATAATATACGTGATGGTCCTTATTAATAAATATGAACCATCAATAGATATAATAGTACAAGGTAAAAGGTATAGGGTGTTATTATGGTATAATAGCCATAAGTCAAATTATCCTAATAAACCTACGGTAGTAAGAAATTACATACAACTGTTTGTAATATGAGTAAAGGAAGAAAGTATAAAATACCCCATAAGTATCTTAGCAAATATCCTATAAGGAAAAGGACTAGATATAAGGTAATGGGAGGTAAAAACCGTAAAAAATCAAAGTTTAAGTTCTTTAGGCACCTGAAATTCTGGAAGACTCTAGAAGGTCATATATCTATGAGGAAGATGGTGGCTATGTATAGTTGGATTTGGAATTAATAATATGAGAAAGTTCATTATCAAGGTAGTATGTTTAGTACTGTGTTTATTCATAGCACTAAATGCTGTTACTCAATTACTCACCGTGAGTAACACAGCTGCTAACATTGCAGGAATTATATTGTTCGTAGTAGCTATATGGATAGGTGTAGAAGTAATGATTAAATTAATTAAAACAAAAGAAAATGAAAAGTAAAGTAATTATGTGCCTTATGGCATTGTTTACCATGTTGAGTATGTCCTCATGTGGTTATGAGAGAGTAGATGCAGGTTGTGAGGGTATTAAGGTAAACCTCTATGGCTCTGACAAGGGTGTGGATGATGTATCTTTGGTTACTGGTGCAGTGTGGTATAATCCATTCACTGAGCAAGTATATGAGTATCCTACTTATGTACAGACAGTAGATTATCCTGCTTTCACAATTAATGCAAAGGATGGCTCAGAGTTCAGTATTGACCCTACTATTTCATTGAAGATTGCTGATGGTAAGTCACCTCAGGTATTCAAGAAGTATAGGAAGGAGCTTGCTGATGTTATCAATGGAACCCTCTTTAATTATGTAAAGGATGCCTTCAGGATTCAGCTCAATAAGTATACCACTGATGAGATTGTATCAAACAGAGATATGGTAGAGAAAGCTATTGAAGCACATCTTTCTAAAGCATTGCTTAAAGAGAATTTTCAGTTGGAGCAACTGACTTCAGGATTGAAATATCCTCAGTCTATTGTTGATGCAGTAAATGCAAAGAATGCTGCTATTCAGAAAGCTCAGAAAGCTCAGAATGAGTTAGCTGTAGTAAAGGCAGAGGCAGAGAAGAAAGTAGTTGCAGCACAGGCTGAAGCAGAGGCTAATAAGCTTAGAACACAGGCTTTGACACCATTGATTCTTAAGCAGCAGTGGATTGAGAAGTGGGATGGTAAGCTCCCTGTATATGGTAGTTTGCCTACATTATTTAAAGGTATAGAATAACTATGGATTGTATTATATTTGGTTTAATATCCTTTATAATCCAGGTATATGTACTCAAGCATACTTACTCCTATAGAGTAAAAGGTGATATTCCACTTGATTGGGCAGAAGCTGAAAAAATAGGTATTCCTTTATGGACAGTACTTATTATGCTTATTACCAGTATCATTCCATTTGTTAATATAGCAGAGACTATTGCGTTTTGGGCTGTATGGTTGAAATATTGTCTCAATCCTAATACAGGTCCATACTGTAATACTTGGTACACATATTGGAGATTCAAGGATAAATTCTTTTCAAGAAAGATATGAGAAATAAATGGTTGAAAGCACTTATTGTAGCAGCTACAGTAGTGCCGTGGAGTGTAGTAATTGCATTACTCTTGCAAGTTAAGAGTATAGTCTCTCAACAGCCAAAGGTTGGAACTGCCCCTGTCATAGAGGTAGCTGATACCATTATTAATGAGCAACCAAAGTTCTTCTTTCAGACCCCTAAGGAGGGTCTGGAGGAGGCTTTGTCTTATTATGGTTTAAAGCATAAGGATATTGTCTATGCTCAGGCTGTTCTTGAAACAGGGCATTTCAAGTCTAAGGTATGCTTGAAATATAATAATCTCTTTGGTCTTTATAATAGTAAAGAAAAGAGATATTGTAAGTTTAAGCATTGGACTGAAAGTGTTGTAGCTTATAAGGAGTGGATTCAAAAGAAATATCAACCTCCGAATAACTATTATGCTTTTCTTGAGAGTATTAACTATGCAAGTGATAAAGAATATGTAAGTACATTAAAAAGTATTGTAAATAAAGAGAATGACAAGAGAAGAGATACATGATTTAGCCCTATCTAAGGTAGATAAGGCTAAGTACTTGATACTTGAGTTGATAACTGGAATGGGTAAGACTAAGGCAGCAATAGACCTCATTAATCATATATGTGATAGGGTATTCAGGAATGATGAAAGCCCTACTACTATACTTATTCTTGTGGCTAAGACTGTGCATAAACAGACTTGGAAGGATGAGATTGAGAAATGGGGAGGTATTAAGTCTGACTATATTACCATTGAATGCTATGAGTCATTAAAGAACTATGAGAACTCATGCTTTGATGTAGTGGTGGCAGATGAGATGCAGCATTTGTCAGAAGCAAGAATTGATGTATTGGAGACTATCCATATCAATGAATCTTTCATTGGATTGTCTGCCACTATCAAGAGAGATATGAGGGATTATTTTATCCGCAGTCATAAGGCTGAGGTCATTAAATGTGGTCTCAAGGAGGCTGTAGAGGATGAAGTATTGCCTGAGCCTACAGTATATCTGTTGCCTTTAACCTTGGATAATTCTATATATAAATACAGAACCAAAAGATTTGGTAAGGAGGTTACTACTACTCAGAAAGGCTATTATGATAGTGTCTCTTCACTTATAGAGTGGTACAAGAATAAGTACTTTAATTCAAGAAATGAGAGAATAAAGAACTTATGGCTTTCAACAGCAGGCAAAAGGTTGAAGTGGTGTGCTGAACAGAAGGAAGCTCTTGTATTACATCTTCTTGACAAGTTCAGGAATTACAAGACTTTGACTTTCTGTAGTAGTATTGAGCAGTCAGAGAGGTTGGGTAAGTATAATATCACCTCAAAGAATAAGGCTTCAGTGAAGAACCTTGAGATGTTTAACCTCAACAAGATTAAGCATATTACTGCCTGTAACATACTCAATGAAGGTGTGAACTTGACTAATTGTAGGATAGGTATATTCTGCAACTTGAATAGTTCGGAGATTGTAGTAAAGCAAAGAGTTGGTAGAATACTTAGACATAAATCCCCTATTATTATCATACCTTATTTCAAGGATACAAGAGAAGAAGAACTTGTACAGAAGATGATAGAGGAGTACTCTGAGGATTCCATCATTAGTGTTGATAGTATTAATGATATTAAACTATGACAATATGTTTAAGTAAAGAAGGGTGTCAGAAGAACAACATTAGTCTTGCTGAGGCTCTTTTAATGCTTGCCATCCATAATAATGCTGACCTTGATGCAGCTCAAAAGGAGCTAATCAAGAAAGGCTATATAACTGCTAACAGGGATGACCTGTTTCAGCAGGTTGGATGGAGACTCACTAATAAGGGCACTGAGGCAATAGATTCTGTAATTGTAGATTCTGACAAGAAGCAGGAACCTAATGACAGGTTAGTTCAGTTGGCTACAAGGCTAAAGGAGATATTTCCTAAGGGCAAGAAAGATGGTACTAATTATTATTGGGCAGATGGAGTAGCTTTGATTGTACGAAGATTAAAGTTATTCTTCAAAAAGTATGGAAATACTTATACTGATGAGCAAATCATACAGGCAACCAGTAAGTATGTAGAGGGTTTCAATGGAAACTATACGTATATGAGGTTATTAAAGTATTTCATATTCAAAGAGAAAGTTGGTGCTGCTGGTGAGGTTGAAGGAGACTCAGAATTGATTAGTTATATTGAGAATGCTGGTCAAGAAGAGAATCTAAGGAATGATTGGACTTCTACAATTAACTGATTATGAGTAGATTTAAACAAGTAATGGGAAATCTAAGGTTAAGGAGAGACAGGGTTCTTAATGGACTTTATAACTGTATTCCTTTCCCTTTTCCAAGATTTAGAGCATGGGTCCCAGGCATTGAAACTGCTAAGTTCATAGTGGTAACTGCCAATCAGAAGGTAGGTAAATCAAAGTTCTGTGATTATCTATTTGTATATGAACCCTTGTTCTTTATATTGGAGCATCCTGAGATGAGAGTAAAGGTTCTCTACTTTACTTTGGAGATGAGTCCAGAGGAAAAGTATAATGAGTTCTTGTGTCATCTGTTATTCAGACTGGATGGGATAGAGGTGTCTCCTACTGAACTGAAAAGTACAGATAGAGACCATCCTATTGATGAGAAGATTCTTGAATTGCTTGAGACTGATAAATATCAGAGGTATATCAAGGCATTTGAGGATATGGTTGAGTATATTGATGACCAAAGGAATCCTACAGGAATCAATAAGTACTGTAGGGACTATGCCCTTACTCATGGACATCTTAACTTTAAGAAAGGTAAGAGGAAAGACCCTATCACAGATAAAATCATAGATGCAGATGTGGTAGATAGTGACAATCCTTATACCCCAGATGACCCAGAGGAGAGGAGAATAATCATCATAGACAATGCCTCAAATCTATCTCTTGAAAGTGGATTGAAGAAGATGGAAACTATTGATAAGATGAGTAAGTATGGTATTACTCTCAGAAATCAATTGAAGTTCATCTTTGTATTGATTCAGCATCAAGCACAAGCTCAAGAAGGTATTGAGAACCAAAAACTGAATAAGCTCAAACCATCTTCTGATGGTCTTGCAGATTGTAAGACTACTACCAGAGATGCCAATATGGTTATAGGTCTCTATAGTCCATTCAAGTATGGACTAAGAGATTATGAGGGATATGATATAACTAAGTTCAAGAATCATATAAGGTTCATGGAGGTAATTGAAGATAGAGACTATGGAGCAAATGGTAAAATCTGCCCTTTATTCTTTGATGGTGCAGTGAGTACATTTTATGAGCTTCCAAGACCTGAGGATAAGAAAGCACTACAAAGAGTATATGACTATATGGAATCAAGGAATAGCAAAACTGCTAAGACTTTCTTTAGTTATGGAATAAATAAAATGAATAAAGAGTTGCACAGGTGGAGAATATTTCGTAAATTTGCAGCCCTTTTCAAGTAAAAGTAACATTATAAAACAAAAAAAAAACAATGGCAAAGATTTTAATTTTGGCTAAGTCAGGCTTTGGAAAAACCACTTCCTACTGTGGTAGGGAGAAGTTAGGCATCAAAGGTCTTGACCCAAAGGAAACTTATGTTATCCAGTGTATTGGTAGGGGTGTTCCTAACCCTAACTTTAAACTGATTGAGGGTAGCATTGGAGTAGAGAACGCAGGCAAGCCTACACAGAAACTTACAAATGCAAATGCCCTTGGCACAGGTAATAGAGTGCAGGTAGATGGTCTCACAGGTCTTGACAGATTTGCAGCAGTAGCAGAGATTATCAATATGCTGAAGAAGTCTCCTTTCAAGAATATTGTGATTGATGATTTCAATTATCTTGCACAGGATTTCTATATGGCAAATGCTATGAAAGGTGGATGGGATACTCCTAAGCAGATTGGATATGGAATGGGTCTTATCTTTGATGCCTTTAAGGGACTCCCTGAGAACAAAAATATCATCTGCTGTGCCCATTATGAGGAGTATAAGGATAAGAATGGTGATTCCATTTCCTATAAGTTCAAGACCACTGGAAAGATGGTGGATGATTACATCACACCAGAAGGTAAGTTTGATATTATCCTCTTTGGCAAGGTAGGGTATGATGCAGAAAACAAGAGACCTATCAAGCACTTTGTCAAGGAGTTTGATGGAGAATATCCTGCTAAAGACAGTCTTGGTGCATTGGATGACCTTCCTGATGAGATTCCTAATGATTTGTCTATAGTAGTAGACAAATTGAGGGAGATTTATGGATAGAAATGAGACTGTGAGAATATTAAGGTTAGCTACCTTTGGTGGACTTACTGAAAGTGATGCCAATATGATACTTATGCAGTATTGTATAGAGCATGGGAAACCATATTATGAAACTGCTATGTTTGTGATGAATGTGCTGAAAAGTAAACAGCTATTAGTACATTGTCTCAACATAGCATTAAGTTTCTACGAGAGAAAGTTCACAGTATATAAGCTATGGAGTGCTCCCAATCCATTAAATAACAGGGGGCAAGAAAGAAAGTTATTACAAATCTTTTAATATAAGAAAATATGAAGACATTAACAGTAAGACAGTTTGCAGGTGTAAAGAGAATTGCACAGAATGTTAATCCTTTGGTAGTAAAGAAGAATAAGATTGCTGCCAAGATTAATGAACTTAATGCAGAGTATAATGCCCTGACTGAGGAAATTGAGGGACATGAGATGGGTGTCAAGGCTTTGACAGGTGGTCTCACAAGTGAAGACTTGGTTGTCAAGAAGGTAGAAGATACTGGTAAGGTTGGTAAGGATGGTAAGCCTATAAAGGTTACTAAGTATGAACCTAAGGCTGATACAGTAGTATTCAATGAAGAGGCTAATGTGTATGAGATTCATATAGAGGAGCCTGAGGTTGAAGATGTTGCTCCTGAGACAGTAGATGATACTGAGATGGCACCTGAGACAGAAGTAAAGGCTGGTGAAGAGTCTTCTTTTGACCCTACTAATCCATTTAACAATGGTGCAGAAGCCAGTGACAAACTGCCCCTTGGAGAGTAATCAGAGTAGTAAGAAGTAGAATCAAGAACAAGAAAAATCATTAGAAAATGAAGAAGACAAATTTTGCATTTATGGCATTTGCTGCTGGTAAAGTATCTACTGAAGGCAATGCAGTAAAGAGATATACAGGTGTAGCTCCTGTATTTGTTTTGGCTGTAAACCCTAACAAAGCAGAGCTTGAGAAGTTGTATGATACCCAACTTGAAAATGACCCTGAATATCTGGGTGAAGTTGAGGTAGGTGAGGACAAGCACAAGGTACAGAGTGTCAGACTTGACTTCATTGTTAAGACTGATGCTGAGAAGTGTGGTGGTATTGAGTTTACTACCAAAATAGCTTTCTTCATCAGAAAGGAATACAGATACAATAAAGACCATACTAAGGTACAGGTAATTGATAAGTATGGTAGAACTGCTTGGGTTACTATAGAGCAGGCTAAGGCACATGAAATTCCTGTATATAAGAATGGTCCTGCCAATATTGATAAGGGCTATAGACCTGCTTATCAAGGAGAGGAAGAGCTTACTAACTTCATCAAGGCATACCTCAACATTCCTAATGTAATGAAGTATGTCAATAATACTTGGGTTATGGTAGACAAACCTGAGGACTGTGAAGCAAGACTTGAGAGCATTGATGAGTACTTCAAGGGCAATTTCAAGGAGCTGAGAGATGTTATTGCATTGCAGCCTAATAACAAGGTTAAGGTATTGTTTGGTGTAAGAACCACTGATGATAACAAGCAGTATCAGGCTGTTTATAATCAGATGTTCTTGAAGAACAATATCACTGACTATAGTAAGTTGGATGCAGACTTGCAGGAAAGAAAGGCTGCTGGTTCATATCCTACTACTGAGTTTACTGTAGGTGATAAGGTTACTGTAGGGAACTTGAAGGAGTATAATGTAGAATCTACAGACCTCAGCAGCTCTGGTGCATCAGGTGATGTACCTTTCCCTCCTGGCAATGCTGATGGAGGTACACCTTGGAATTTTGGTAAGTAGTAATTAAAAAAAAACAAATGGCATTCAGCAAAGGTAAATCTTCTGTGAGCCTTGATGATATTCTAAGTAAAGTGACAGAGGCAGACATCCTGTCACATTACTTGGGAGTCACAGAGGTTCCGTGCATAATCAATAGTCCTCTTAGACAGGATAGGAGACCCTCCTTTGGTCTTTACTCTTCTGATGGGATAAGGATATTTTATATAGACTTAGCCACAAAGGATAGTGGGGGTCTGTTTGACCTTCTTGGTAAAATGTGGAATTGTGGTTTTAAGGAGGTCTTAAGTAAAATTAATAATGACATTTCAAAGTTCTGTGGTGGTGCCAGTATTCATTCATACACTCCCTGTGCTGTAAGAAGTACAAATAGTTACAACAAAGATACAGACTTGCAGTGCAAAGTCAGAGATTGGAGAGATTATGATATTGAATATTGGGCATCCTATGGTATAACTTTGGAATGGCTCAAGTATGCAGAGGTTTACCCTATATCTCATAAGATTGTCATAAAAGATGGTCATAGATATGTGTTTGGGGCTGATAAATATGCCTATGCTTATGTAGAACACAAGGAAGGTAAGGTTACTCTAAAGATATACCAGCCTTTCAATAAAGCTGGTTATAAGTGGAGTAACAAGCATGACAATTCTGTAGTAAGCTTATGGACTAAAGTACCTGAATATGGGGAACAGATTTGCATTTGTTCTTCACTGAAGGATGCCTTATGTCTATGGGCTAACACAGGTATTCCATCTCTTGCCATTCAAGGTGAGGGGTATAGGATGAGTGATACTGCAATTAGTGAGCTGAAAAGAAGATATAAACAAGTCTTCATTTGCTTGGATAATGATGAGCCAGGATTAAAGGATGCTCAGAAATTATCTGAAGAAACAGGTTTTACTAATGTAGTATTACCACCCTTTAATGAAGGGAAAGATATTAGTGACTTGATGAAAGCTAAGGGCAAAGATGAGTTCCTTAGAATAATCAAGCCTTTATTTGACTCTTCAAGACAAGAGGACAATGATTGGAATGATTTGCCCTTTTGTATAGATTAAAAAAAAAGTTTCAATAAGTTCAATTTATAAAAAAAAAAGTGAAAACATGGAAGCAAGAAAAATTACAGTCGTACAGACTAAGAATCAGAAAAAGAGTGTTATTATGTCAGCAGCCACAACCCTTGCTGAGTTGAAAAGTGACTTGAGAGACAATGGCATTGACTATGATGGTATGACCTTCTTTGAAGGCACATCAAAGGTTGAATTGAAGAATGATACTTCTGTTCTTCCTCATGATGTTCCTTACAAGGGAACTGTCACCAATGAGTTGGTTTTCATGCTTACTAACACTAACAAGAAAATCAGAAGTGGTGCTACTACAATGAGCAGAGCTGAGGTATACAGTGCTATCAAATCTATGGGTTTGCAGGATGCTTGTGTAGAGAAGTTTGGCAAGAACTTCACTATGTGTAAGACTGCTGACCTTATTGCATTAGTACAGAGCAATGGTGCTTCAAAGCCTGCTCCTGCTACTCCTAAAGCTGAGGCTAAGGCTGAGGCTAAGGTAGAAGCACCTGCAAGTAGTGATGGTGAGTGTGTTGATACTGTAGCAAGAGCTGCTATTAGTAAGTTGGTGGAAATTCTTGAGGACAATGGCACAATCGAGGATTATGAGAAAAAGGAATTGATTGGCATTCTTGGGGGTAAGGTTGCAGTAAGTGCTGAACCTTCTGGGGAGCCTTCTCCTTATTCTGATGATGAGATTGGTGATATGTTCGCAGAAATGGGTGTCAATTAACAAAAGTAAGTAACAGTAGGTAAGGAGGTTAGGAATGCCCCCTTACCTACTTTTTTTTACAGTAATATGAGTGGAGAAACAATTAAATTAATTGAGGAGGGGATAGAGAAACTATATAACTCCTTAATGGACAAGCCACTTCGAGTATTAGACATATTCAATGATTTCTTTGGAGAGGATAAAGTTGATATGCAAGGGTATTGGAGTTTGGACAAGTTCAAACTTTGGATGTATACAGAGCCTTTATCTACTTATATCTCTGTTGGTAATATAGACAGGAATGACTGGAATATATATGAAACACAGGCTATTACTGATTTACCTGAAGACCAAGTAGGAAAGGCTGTTAATATGCTTACAAGTACTATGGCAAAAGAAAGAATTGGTAATGCTAAGTTCAGTAACATATTCATTCTTGTACATTTTCCTCATGTAAGAGTAACTAATGAGCATGATAGATTTGTGGATATTAACCATCTGTGGGCTAAGGTGAAAGTAATGTATGATGGCACATTGAATGGTGGATTTACACTTAATAGGTCAGAATATACTATGCTTCACATTAGTAGTGGATATATGCACAGTCATATCAGTAGTATTCCTAAAGGTGACTTTACCCGTTTTCAGAATCCTTGCACAGGCAGTGGTCCTATTAATGGTACTATTGGTGCCCTCAATAGGGACTATGATGAGGATATGTGGAATATGTTCTGTCTTGAGCTAAGTAAGTATGTAACTGTAGAGTCCGTTGCTGGCAGACCTTATAAATATTTGGAAAAGTTAGGTACCAATGATATGGAAATAGGTATAGATAGATTCATTACATATCTGTCTCCTGATTACCATGGAAATGTCATTACTCCTAATAAATTCAAGGAGTTTGTAAGGTACTTTATTAGCACTAAGAAGCTCAAATTTAACTATGTCAATGGTTCTTATTCTATTGGAATGTCACTTATTGAATTTATTGTACTCATCAGTAATGAGTTCATTAAATGGTATAATGACCAGTTCAATAAAGAGGAATTAACTATTAAGTTTGCAGACTTGAAGAGACATGGTATCTTGAAAGAGTGCATCATAGACAATGAAAAGATTTACTATGATAGGAGCAGGGATAATGTAAACAACTATGCTCAGTATATAGGCAAGAAAGTCTGTGTATTCAAGGGAAGAGAGATAACTGTAGATATTACAGATATTGCAGAAGTGAAGAATGAGAACAAGAGTATAATTCTTAATACTCATACTGCATTATACATATTAACAACAATACTCAAAGTATTAAATTACAGGTATGGAAGAAACAAAGCAACCCACGAAGGTAATCAGCTTGGTACAGAAGTCAGGTATCTATAATTATAAGCTGATTATTCCAGCAGAAGTGGAAAGAAAGATAAGGTTTACCTGTCAGAAGGTATGGAATACTGAATGGTCAGGTACATTGTTCTTTACACATGAAGGCTCATTTGAGAATAATGACCTTGTGATAAGATGTGTGGACATTTATATCATGGATATTGGAACTCAAGCCTATACAGAGTTTGATATGAATCCTGATGTAATATCCTACATGTGTGAAAATCCTGAATTGCTAGATTGTCAGATGGGTCTTATACATTCCCATAACAATATGAGTACTTTCTTTAGTGGAACAGATACTGCTACTCTAAAGGAAGAAGGCAGGGATAGAAACAATTTTGTGTCTCTTATTGTGAATAATGCAGGTTCCTATACTGCTGCAATTACAAGGAGAGTCAAGTCAAAGCAGGTCAGGGAGTCTGTATCTTATGAGTTCTTTGGTGATGGTGAAAAACAGGACACTAAGGAATATGTAAGTGATGCAGATGAGATTGAGTGGTTCTATCTTAAAATAGAGAAAGAAGATGAGAATTATTCCTTTCCAGACATGGCAGCAAGACTTGAGGAAATCAAACAGGCTAAAGCAGAGAAAGCCAAGAAAGTGCAGACACCTGTATATCAAAGTGGCTATAAGCATACTATTGCTAATTCCCATGATACAAAGGCAGGTCCAGCAAATCTTGTCAAGAAGGAAGCTGATAAGCCTAAGGTAGACCAGCCATCCCTCTTTGACAATGTGGATGATTTGCCATTTGATGATAACTATAGTCTGCCTTATGGTCAGGTGACACTTGATAAAGTCACTTTGAAATCTCTTGTACTCCAATTGGTTACAGGCAGTATTCTTATTTCTAATGATAGTAAGATTGATATTCCTAAATGGGCTAAGTCAATGTCTACATTGTATGAAAAGAGATTTGGCAAGGGTGAAGAAGGCATGGAAAATTTCAAAATGTGGGCAGATACCTATACAGAATATCTGACATGGTATGTGACAGATGAGAAATTAGAAAAGCTTGGCTTTGATGAAACAGAAATTTGTGCTATTTGTGCCCATGATATGATAGAGGAGCTTACAAAACTTCCTGAAAATGATTATATCAAAGGGTATATTGATGCACTTCAAAAATACTTAATATTATGAATGAAGAAGTAACAATTTCACCAGAAATAATTGACAGGTATCTTGCAGGGGTACCTATCCCTGTACCTGTAGAGGATGGTGACAGCATTAGCTTTGAACTTTCAGAAGAAGAACAGGCTATTCTTGACCAAGCTGTAGAAGATGCACATCAGGAAATACCATCAAACTCTGCAACTTTGCTTGTAGATGAAACTACAAGTAGGTTTAGTTCTGCCATTTGGTATGAGAACATTCAGAAGAAAACTGTCATTTTGGCAGGTGTAGGTGGCATTGGTAGTTATGTAGGCTTCTTATTGGCAAGGATGAAGCCAGCTTCTATGTTTATCTATGATAATGACATAGTAGAAGCTGTCAATATGTCAGGTCAGTTGTATGGTCAGTCTGATTTAGGTAGGTCTAAAGTATCTGCACTGGCTGAGATGATTAGAAACTATGCTAACTATAGTAGTGTCTTTGCAATAAATGAAAGATTCACTGATGAATCTGAAGCATCAGACATTATGATTTGTGGCTTTGATAATATGGCAGCAAGAAAACTTTTCTTTAATAAATGGGTAAATCATGTTCAATCCAAACCAGAGGAGGAAAGGAAGAATTGCCTGTTCATTGATGGTAGGTTGGCAGCAGAGGAGTTTCAGGTATTGTGTATTAAGGGAGATGATGAGTATAACATCAATAGGTACAATAATGAGTTCCTATTCTCTGATGCAGAAGCTGATGAGACTGTCTGCTCCTATAAACAAACTACCTTCTGTGCAAATATGATTGCATCCTATATGGTCAATCTGTTTGTGAACTTTTGTGCTAATCAGTGTGAGCCTCTCATTGACAGAGACTTGCCATTCCTTACCACATATAATGCAGAGACAATGTATCTTAAAACTGAAGTATAATGGAATTTAGCCAAAGATTTGTATATAGTGCTATAGGAGTCTTCAATAGTAGTGATACCAATGGTGTAGCTTGGCTTAGGAGTGAGTTATCTCTTGATAGTAACAATGTATTTAGTAGAAGCCTTGTTGTTGAAGTAGATGATAATGAGGTAGAGATACCTGTGATTGCAAGAGAACACTTTGAGGGTTTAGTGTCAGAGAAGATAGACCACCCATTAGCTGTAGGAACCAAGAGGATAATACTGCCATTGTATGATAATGCACCAAGTCAGGAGAGAAGAACTTTTGATAGTATCATAAAGCAGTTGTTTACTAATGTAAGATGTCATGAAAGATTGCAGAAGATAACTACCAACAGGGGTGAAGTGTATTATGGTGGCAAAGGTATTATCTTTGATGAAAGCTATACCCCATTGCTATTATGTACATTAACTGCAAGAAAGGTACATACAGAAGAAGGTGGCAATAGTATGGTCTATTATAGACCTGTATGCCATGTTAGCCCTAAAGTATTCTTAGAGTCTGACAAGTTGATTAACAAAGGTATTATTAAGAAACTTATTCCTATCTATACAAGTAGAGAGGTAAGTCTTCCTAATTACAATTTTGATGTCAATCCAGAGAGTAAAAAGGTGAAAGTTGTAGTGGATAATTTTGATAAGTTCTTTATAGAGCCTATCAAGCCTACTCCATCTGCCACTACTAATGATGCACTGAATGAATGCCTTATTGACAATATGGATGACATAATGATGTTGATATGACATTAGATGAATACTTTGGAGATTGGATGAAAGTAATTGATAGGGCAGAGCTAAACAATGTAATGGCTAAGGTTGGACAGGAATATAGGAGGAAGCCTCTATGTCCTGCCCAATCTGATGTGTTCAGAGCATTTGAGCTTTGTCCTCTCAAGGACTTAAAAGTAGTTATGTTAGGTCAAGACCCCTATCCACAAAAGGGAGTTGCAACTGGCATACTTTTTGGTAACAAGAAGGAGGTTGATGAGGATAACTTGTCTCCTTCATTAAATGTTGTTAAAGAAGCAGCCATTAATTTTGAGATTCCACATTATTGTATTACCTTTGACCAAACTTTAGAGAGTTGGGCTAAACAAGGAATACTAATGATAAACTCAGCTTTGACTGTGGAGATGAACAGGATAGGCTCCCATGTGATGATGTGGAGACCTTTCATAGCTAAACTGTTGAAAAACCTGTCTGAATATGACACAGCCATAGTATATGTGCTATTTGGCAGACAGGCTCAGACTTTCAAACCTTATATCAATAGTAGATTCAATCACATTATAGAGATTGAACATCCTGCATACTTTGCAAGGAGTGGCACTAAGATGCCACACCAACTATTTATTGATATAAGTAATAGAGTAAAAGGAATTTATGGTGTACCAATAAAATGGTACGAAGAGTATTAATATTAAACAATAAAAAAACAAAATGGAAAAGATTTATTTGACAAATGGTAAGGAAGTACAGATTGGAGACATTCTGACTAAAGTATCTAAAGTGAAAGACCCTTTCTTTGGTAAGGGCACTATAGTTCAGCACGTTGCAGTGACTGAAGACATTCTTCCTGAACTACTTGAACTTGGCATTGTTACTACTGTTAAACCTAAAAAGCCAGTAGCTGAGACTGAGGTTCCTATGGAGTTGGAGTACTACATTCAGAAGATTGCAGAGAAGCTTGGTTGGAAGATTGAGAAGGTCTATAACTATCTCAATAGTGTAGATACTATTCTTCCTGCTGCTGCATTCTCTATGGTACTTAGAGAAATAGCCATTGAGTTGGACAAGAAGTATAAGGACCACATTGAGAAGAGTCCTGAGATTTATGTAATCTCTATGTTTGATGGTAGAATTACAAAGGCTAATAAGGCTCACATTAAGAACTATAGGAACTTTGCAGCGTTTAGGTCTGTAAATGATGCTAAGATTGCTTGCAGAATTACAAAGGATATTCTTAAAGAAATGTTCAAAAGTGGTAAATAAGAAAATCAGAAATGCCACACAGAGTAGTTCTAAGGGTATAACATTCAAATCCCAGTTGGAGAAGAGCATATACAACACTCTTCTTCAACAAGGATTTGAACCTCAATATGAGCCAATTACCTTTACTTTGTGGGAGGGTTTTAAGCCTATTACCCCATATTATGACAAGGAGACTGATAAGCAGAAAATCAAAAGATTATCAGATGGCACAGACATCCGTACTTCAAAGATACTTATTCAGAAAACAGGTAAAATTGTTGGTATCAGATATACACCAGACTTTTACTTCAAGTATAATGACCTTAATGTTTATATTGAGGCAAAAGGTATTGAGAATGATGTATTTTATATCAAGAAGAAGATGTTTATAAAATATCTTGATAACCTGTACATTGAAAAAGGTAAAAAATCAATCTATTTTGAGGTATATACCAAAAAGCAACTCTTGCAGGCAATAGAAATTATCAAGAGTTATGGACAATAGAGAACCAGTAGACATAATAAAGGCTTTGATTCCATCATTGCCTAAGGGAGATGCAAAGCTTGCACATAAGTTCCTGAATAGTAGGGATTTTGAGTCTCTTCAGCTCTTAGTTGATTCATCTCTTGTCAGAGTAAAGAAAGGTCTTAGTAGGGAAAACCCTAAGGAGGAGTACCTGAGAGCAGACCTTGGAGAAATGGGGAAATTGAAGTCAGAAATAGATACCTACTGTGAGGCTCTTGAGTTGCCAGAGCGAGAGGGTGAATATGAAGATTTCAATAGTGAAGAATACAATCAAGATTATTATTAATGGAGAGAAAATCTTTAAGAAGTATATCTTGGGATGTGTCTGAAGAAACATATAGGGCAGACCCAGCACTAAGTTATTCAACTCTTGCAAGATATGAGAGGGAAGGATTCAATAACTTGGATAAATTATTTAACAGGTTAGAGACACCTTCTCTTACTTTTGGTAGTGCTGTGGACAGCATTATCACAGGTGGTCAAGAAGAGTTTGATGAAAGGTTTATGGTTGCTGAGTTTCCTTCCACTCCAGACTCTATTACAAAGATGGTAAAATCTTTGTTCAGTCAGTATAGAGATTCTTATAGGAGTCTTATTGCAATTCCTGATGATGCAATCATTAAGGAGACTGAATATCAGAGTTATCAAATGAACTGGAAGCCTGAGACAAGGGCTAAGGTTATCAAGGAGAAAGGAGTTGACTACTATAACCTGTTATTTATAGCAGGTAGTAGGACTATACTTGATACTCAGACCTACCAAGATGTGTGCAATGCAGTAAGGGCATTGAAAGAGAGTAAATCCACTCAGTTCTACTTTGCAGAGAATAGTCCATTTGAACCAGACATTGAAAGATTCTATCAGTTGAAGTTCAAAGGAGAGTTCAATGGTGTAAAGTATAGAAACATGGCTGACTTAATTATAGTCAATCATAAGGAGAAGTGGGTAAAGCCAGTAGATTTGAAAACAAGTTCCCATACAGAGTGGGATTTCTATAAATCCTTTGTAGATTGGAGATATGATATTCAAGCCAGGCTATATTGGGCTATTATAAGGCAGAATATGGATAAGGATGAGTATTTCAAAGACTTCAAGCTGCTTGACTATGATTTCATTGTAGTTAATAGGAGAATCCTTGTCCCATTAGTATGGACTTGTCCATTTACAAAGGCAGTAGGTACATTGAAGTTTGGAAAGAATGACCAAATAGAAATGAGGAGTCCTTTTGTGATAGGAGAAGAGCTTTCTTCTTATCTTACTTCCAGACCAAAGGTGCCTATGGGAATTAGTGAAACTGGTCCTAATGATTTAAGAGAATGGTTAAATACATTGTAATATGCAAGTAGTAAAAAGAGATGGTAGTATAGAGGAATTTAATGTTGATAAGATTATAAGTGCTGTGGAGAAAGCCTTTAAGTCTTGCAACAAGGAAATGCCTCAGTATCTGTATGATATGCTTGGTGCTTTGTTTGGCACTTTGGAAGGAGATACTATAGGTATTGAGGAGATACAGAATAAGGTTGAGGATGTTCTTATGAATGACAAACACTTTGATGTGGCAAAGAGTTATATCATTTATAGAGAGCAACATAAGCAGGCAAGGTTCATTAGGGAAAGAATTGATTATATGAATGAGTATAGTCAATCCAATGAGAATGCAGCTACTTCATCAGAGACAGATGCCAATGCAAATGTAACCATGAAGAATGTTGCTAACCTTGAGGGTGAAGTGTATAAGACTACTAATAGGGTTATTCAGAGGCAAAGGATGAAAGACAAGCTGAATGAAATGTACCCTGAAGTAGCCAAGAAGTATGAAGAGGATTTGAACTCTCATATCATTTATACACATGATGAAGCAACCACTCCTGTCTTGAAGCAGTATTGTATGGCTGTAAGTCTATATCCCCTTATGATGGAAGGAGTAGGTAATATTGATGGTATCACTCCAACACCTCCTAATGACTTGCAATCATTCAGTGGTCAAGTAACTAATCTTATCTTCTTGTTATCCTCCCAGTGTAAGGGTGCAGTGGCAGTAGGTGAATACTTTATTGCCCTTAACTATTACATTGTACAGGAGTTTGGACCTAATTGGTATGAAAAGTTAGATGTAATAACTACTACAGACCATTGCAGTAAGCAGAGGACTATCAGAGATGCTATATATAAGGCATTCAAACAGTTTATCTATGGTGTAAATCAGCCTGCTGGTAATAGGAGCTACCAAAGCCCATTTACAAACATTTCATATTATGACCATACATATTTTGATTCACTGTTTGGGGAGTTCTATTATCCTGATGGTACTAAGCCTCAATGGGAAGCAGTAGATTGTCTACAAAGGCTGTTTATGAAGTTCTTCAATAAGTTGAGAACCAAGCAGATTCTTACATTCCCTGTAGAGACAATGGCTATGGTGTATGACCCTAAGACCAATGATATTATAGATAAGAACTATAAGGACTTTACTGCTGAAATGTATGCAGAAGGTCATAGCTTCTTCACCTATATATCAGATAGTGCTGATAGTCTTGCATCATGTTGTAGGTTGAGAAATGAGCTTGCAGAGAATACTTTCAATCCTACATCAGGTCTTACTGGTGTAATGACTGGTAGTTGTAATGTTATCACTCTTAATATCAATAGGATTGTACAAGATTGTAATAAGGCTTATGGATTGAAGAGGAATGGAGGATGGAAAGAAAATACTTCATTTCTTAGGGATTACTTGGTAGATATTCTCCAAAGAGTCTATAAGTATCATATTGCATTCAAGACTATGCTCTATGACCTTGAAGATAAGGGGATGTTTGCTGCTTCAAATGGTGGATATATTCACATAAGCAAGTTATACAGTACCATAGGTATCAATGGCTTGAATGAGGCTGCAAGATTCTTAGGTATGACTGTTGGTAACAACAAGGAATATATTGAGTTCCTGCAACTGGTTCTTGGTACTATCAAAGAGCAGAACAAGATACATTCTATTCATAATGCCCATAGACCATTCTTATTCAACTCTGAGGTAGTTCCTGCTGAAGGATTGGGAGGAAAGAATTATAGATGGGACTTACAAGATAATTACTGGGTTCCTGAAGATGAAAATCTTTATAACTCATATTTCTTTGATGCTCATGATAATACTTCAGTATTAGATAAGATGATTTTGCATGGAAGGCAGACAGCACAATATTGTGATGGAGGCTCAGCTTGTCATATTAATCTTGAAGACCATCTGAGTAAGGAGCAATATCTCAAGCTAATAGACTTTGCTATAGCTAATGGAACCAACTACTTCACATTCAATATTCCTAATAGTAAGTGTGATGATTGTGGCTACATTACTAAGCATCCTATCACTGAATGTCCAAAGTGTCATAGTAAGAACATCACCCAATATACTAGAGTGATTGGCTATCTTAGACCTATTAAGTCATTTGGTAAGGATAGACAAATAGAAGCAAGTAAAAGAATTTATAGTAAAAATATTTAATAATATGGCAAAGAATGAAGTTTTAGCAGCGACTGCTGCACTAATGACAAGTGAAAATTACAAAGATAGGTTTAAGGCTGAATATATACAGCTTAAAAACAGGTATGAAGGGCTAAAAAGAATGACTGATAATTGGGATAATGGTACCCTTAGTTTCACTCCTACCTGTCCAAGGACTACATATAATTTTCAGTTGAGTGCTATGAAGGATTACCTCAGTATTCTTGAAATAAGGGCTAAGATAGAAGGAATTAATTTAGAGTAGATATGCTAAAGTATGCAGATGCAAAAGTAGTCTTTGCTGAAGTGCCAGATGAAGTAACTCTTGCTATCAACATATCTAATTGTCCATGTCAATGTAAGGGCTGTCATAGCTCTTACTTGGCACAGGATATTGGGAAAAGACTTTCTTTTAGGTCTCTTCATGAACTAATTATTGAAAAGAATAAGGGAATTAGTTGTGTGGCTTTCATGGGAGGAGATAGTGACCCAAGTAGGATTAATACTTTAGCCTCTTTCCTCAAGGCACATCATTATCCTGTGAAGATAGCTTGGTATAGTGGGAGACAAGAGTTAAGTAATCACATTGACTTGTATAACTTTGATTATATAAAACTTGGACCATATAAGGAAGAGTTTGGTCCACTTAACAGTAGGACTACCAATCAGAGATTTTATAAGGTTAGTGGTGGAGAATTAGTAGATATAACAAGCAGATTTTATGACAGAAATTTGGAAACCTGTAGTGGGATATGAAAGTCAATATCAAGTATCAAGCCTTGGTAATGTAAAATCCCTTAATAAGGGAATATTAATGTCTCCCTCTACTACTCCTAATGGATACTCTATAATTGCCTGTAGAGGCTATTATACTAAGAATAGTAGGAAATATCCTGTAAAGTCAGCTTATGGGTATGTTTGGAGATATGCAAATTGATAAAAAAAAATATAAATTTTGGAAACATGAAACTGAAAATTAAAGTAAAAGTATTGACTAAGGGCTGTATGCCTGTGATTAATGAGAATGGTGATTGGATTGACCTTAGGGCAGCAGAGGACATAGTATTAAAAGCCCCTCAAGCAGGTGTATTAAAGAGAAAGATTATTGATGGTGTAGAAATATCTCATAGAGATGTGACATTTGATACTAAATTGTTTGGACTGGGTATTGCAATGGAACTTCCTAAAGGATTTGAAGCTCAAGTATTACCAAGAAGTAGTACTCCTAAATTAGGATTCTTTCAACCTAATTCAGAAGCTGTTATAGACAGTGTTTATAATGGAAATAATGATGAATGGAGGTATTGGGCTACTGCACTGAGAGATACTACAATTCATAAAGGAGATAGAATCTGTCAATTTAGGATACAGCTTAGTCAGAAATCTACTATGTGGCAGAAGATTAAATGGCTGCTAAGTTCAGGTGTTGAACTTGTGGAAGTAGATGACTTGGGTAATGATAACAGAGGGGGGATTGGTACTTCTGGTATCAAGTAGTAACTAAAAAGAAAGTGTGAAGCATGGTATTAGAAATAATTGGTATTATGCTTGCAGTAATCATTTTATCTGTTATCATTAATGGTGTAGAAGATTATTGCAAGCAGAGTAAAAGGGTAAATATGTCTTTCAAAGAGGCTATGGATTTGGTAGAGTTGCCTGTGGTAACATTCCTTAATGGAGATAAGAAACTTAACTTCTTGTTGGACACTGGAAGTAACATCTCCCAAATCAACAGTTCTATTCTCCCTCTTATTGACCATAAGAAGATAGAAGAAAAAGACATGGATGTGACAGGAATTGAAGGTAATAAGGTAAATACTAAGTTCTGTGAAATGACAATCACTTACAAAGGGCAAGAATTTGTAGGTGATTTCTGCATTCATGATTTGGATGATGCCTTTGCTATTGTTAAGGAAGAGTCTGGTGTGCAGATTCATGGCATCCTTGGCAGTCTGTTCTTCCAAAAATATAAGTATGTCTTTGACTTTGCCTCCTTAATAGCATATAGTAAGAAATAATGGAAGATATTATAAAACTTAGGTCCAGATATAGAGCTGAGAACTACCTCAAGAAAATGCCTAAACTTGATGGTGTTGATTCCAAAACTTATGTACTCAAGACTGATGTACCTACACTGAGAGTAGGTGAGGTTCAGGGAGGAAATAAGTTTATTGACCCATCAGGAGGTCCAATAATTGTGGTAGGTCATAAGCTTGAAGAAGCCAAGGCAGTTGTCAAGTCTATAGACTTTGTTGAAGGTTATGGATGGACTATAACATTTGAATGATGATATATTTTGTTACTGGTCAGAGAGAACTATTTGAGTTTCCTAATGCTAAGTATAAGTGTATCTCTGTAGAAGAATCTCTTAAAATATTAGAGCCTCTTCGAGTAGTAGGCTTAGATACTGAAACTACAGGTACAGAGATATGGCAAGGTAAATTGCTTACTCTTCAGCTTGGTAATAAGGAAAATCAAATTGTAATAGATTGTATAACTGTTGATGTCAAGCAGTATAAGGATTATCTTGAAAGTGGCAGGCTATTCATCATTCATAATGCAAAGTTTGATTTAAGATGGCTGTATAAGGAACATATTGTAGTCAGAAATGTTTATGATACTTATTTAGCTGAAAAAATTCTATTTCTTGGATTTCCACCTGGCATTGTATCTTTGTCCTTGCAGGCTTGTTGTGATAGGTATTTACATATCTATCTTGACAAGACTGTCAGAGGGCAGATACATGCAGGTATGACAGAAGAGGTTATAGTTTATGCAGCAAATGATGTTGTGCATCTTGAGGATATTATGAACTTGCAGCTTATTACTATCAATGCAAGAGGTCAGAAAGTGGCACTTGATATTGAAAATGAGTTTGTAAGAGTCCTTGCATACATTGAATATTGTGGTATTAAACTTGACCCTGTTAAATGGAAAGCTAAGATGGCTAAAGATGCAGAGAGGTTAAAGATTGCTGAGCAAAAACTTAATGATTGGGTAATAGATTATGTAATGAAAAAGGGTGACCCCTCTCTTATTGCAAGAAACTATGACACTCACAAGAAAGGTAAGCCAGCCAAACTTGCAGATAATGTATATGTGGTAATACCACAACCATCATTATTTGCTGAGTTTGACACTGGACCTCAGTGCATCATTAACTGGAATAGTTCTAAGCAGGTAATCAGATTGTTTGAGGAACTTGGGTTTGACCTATTGGTTAAAGACAAGAAAACAGGCAAGATGAAAAAGTCTGTAGAGTCTAAGTTTATAGAGTTGCAAGCAAGTAAGAGTAGTATTGTTCCTTTATACTTGGAGTATTCAGCAGCTTTCAAGGTAGTGACATCTTTTGGTCAGAACTTCCTTGATGCCATTAATCCTGTTACGCAAAGAATCCATCCAACATTCAATCAAATGATGGATACAGGTAGGTTATCTTGTGGTTCAGGAGGAAAAGGTAAAGGAGGCAAGACTAAAGATTATGATGTTGCAGAGGAGGTAGATGAGAACAAAGATACTTCTACACATACAAATGATAAGAGTGTTAATGTTCAACAACTGCCAGCCACAGAAGAAACAAGGGCAGCATTTGTACCTGAAAAGGGTCATTTGCTGGTAGATTGTGATTATGGAGACCAAGAGGGTCATGTATTCACTGAACTATCCAATGATAGGGAATGGATTGCATTTTATAATGACCCTGACCAGAGAGATGGGCACTCCTTTGTAGCTAAGATGTGTTTCCCTAAAGACCTTGATGGGGTTGCAGAGAAGGATGTCAAGAAGGTAAGAAAAGACCTTAGGGACTTGGCTAAGAAGGCAAGGTTCTGTTTCAATTATAATGGTCAGGCTCCAACAATGGCAACTAATTGTAATATTCCTGTGGACTTTGCAACTGAGATTTATAACAACTATTTCAAGAGATTTAATGGTATAGCAAGCTATTTCAAGGTACAAAAGAGAGATATGTGGAATAGAGGCTATATCCTAATCTCAAAGATAACTGGATTAAGAGCATATATCTATGACTATCCTATACTGAAAGGTATTGAAATGAGAAAGAATGGTATGGAAGATTTCTGGGATATATACAAAGCTGCAAGAGATAGTGGTAGAGTAATATCTGAGATTCCACCACCTGTCATGCAAGAAATTGCAAAGAGGTTTGCTCAGGGTGCTCCTATTGAGGAAATAGCTGTTAGGTATTCATATAAGGTTAAGAAGGCAGGCAAGATAGAGGAAAGATTCATTGATATTAACAGAGAAACTGTATATGTGTCAGTGATGAAACACTTATGGAAGAGAAAGAGTGCTTCTGATAACCAGTCATGCAACTATCCCTCACAAGGTACTGCTGCTGCAATGACTAAGATAGCAGGTATTAGATACTTTAATCACTTGGTTAATGATGGGCTTATATTCAAAGTCCTCATCCCTAATGATGTGCATGATGAGTATCTGATAGAGCCACCTGAAGAAATTGCAGAGCAGGAAGCTAAGAAATTAAGTGAGTGTATGGAGTATGCAGCTAATATCTTTTGTAAAAAAGTATCCATTAAGGCAGTTCCTGAAATTGCAGCCTGTTGGGTACATTAAAAAAAAATAATATGGAACAGAGAGTTGATAATGTTAATCACCCTCCACATTATACATAGCTTAAAGATAAATGTGGGATTGAGGTGATTGATATAGTAAGACACATGGATTTTTTGCTTAGGTAATGCCATTAAGTATATACTTAGGGCAGGGCATAAGCAGGATGCAAGCCTTACAGATAATCAGAAGGAAATTGAGGATTTGAAGAAGGCTATGTGGTACATCAAAGACAGGATAAAACAATTAGGTGGTGAAGTATGACATTTATAATTCATTTCAAAGATGGACATAGAAAAACCTATAGTAATAGGTATGATGAGGATGATGAGCATGAGAGAGATGCAGCATGGGATGATGTCTATGCTGCATTTCCTAATGCTGATTATATTGAGCCTTTCTAAGTCCATCATAGGAGGGTAGAAAGATGAGTGGAATTAAAGTTAGTGTTAAAACAAAGGCTAAAGAGACTCTGAAACTATCTAACCATCTAAGGTCATATCTTTTTGAACAGGAGTATGGTGAATTGAGTAACTGTACCCCTGCTCAAAAGAAGACTCTTAGAGATGCTTTGTTAGTTTTGAACTCTGTAGTCAGCAAGAGTAAATAATATGACAGAGAAGCAACTAAGATGGCAGAAAAGAAATAGAATACTTTTTAGGTTAAAAGGTATGACTGGCTTTTCTCTTGAAGAAGAAGGAGTACTTACACCTCTTGAAAGAAATGAGCTGAGTACTGCCCTTAGCATCATTAGAAAAATAATCCGAGATTCAACAGAGTCAAGTATTGAATTAGGATTTAATGCCAAGAAAAGATGCTTTTGTGGGAAACCTGTTGTGGAAGGTAGTGAGTATTGTGTAGAACATAAAAATTTAGTAAATGATAATAGCAGTGGATTTTGATGGAACTTGTGTTGCACATGAGTTTCCTAAAGTAGGCAAAGATATAGGAGCTGCTCCTATCTTGAAGAAGTTAGTAGAGAAAGGTCATAAGATTATTCTTTACACTATGAGAAGCCATCCTGATAAAAATAATCAGGGTAAAACTCTTAGTGGAGAGATTGTATCTAATGATACTTTACAGGATGCTATTGACTGGTTCAAGAAGAATGGAATACCTTTATGGGGAATAAATGAAAACCCTAAACAAAAGGAATGGACATCATCTCCTAAGATATATGCTAATATCTATATAGATGATGCAGCCCTTGGAACACCATTAAAATATGATGAAGATGGTACAATATCTAGACCTTATGTAGATTGGGACAGAATGATAACTTTTTTAAAGATTAAAGGAGTTTTATAATATGGCTAAAATAATTTTATGTAGAGGTATTCAAGGTAGTGGTAAAACTACATGGGCTAAACAATGGGTACTTGAAGACCCAGAACATAGAGTAAGATTTAACAATGATGACATCAGAAATATGTTAGGTAAATATTGGGTTCCCAGCAGAGAGGATTTAGTAAAAAGCTTGAGAAGTGCTTTCTTGTTAAATTCTATGTCCTATGGTTTTGATATTGTTATTGACAATATGAATCTCAATCCCAAGGAATTGGAGTACTATAATAGAGTGCTTGATGGTTGGAATAATCCAAAGTGGGCAATGCCTGATGTAGTAAGACCAAAGTACAGCCTTGAATTTAAGGACTTCTTTATACCTCTTCAAGAGTGTATAGATAGAGATTCTAAGAGACCTAATCCAATAGGAGAAGAGGTCATAAGGAAGACTTATGAGAAGTATAAAGACATTCTGAAAGTATAGTATGAGACAATATACATCAAGAGAGTTCATAAAGATAGTGGAATTTAATGGTTTCTGTTATAACAGATGTAATGGAGACCATGCTATCTATGTGAATGATAAGGGAAGGCATATCAGCATACCTAAGAATCTTGAATGTGTAATTGCTCGAAGACTAATTAAAGAGAATGGCTTGGTAACGGATATTAAAAGGAGAAAATAAAATGACTGAAAGTGGATATTATCCCCCAGGGGCAGAACATGACCCTAATGCACCCTGGAATCAGGTTGATAATCCTGAAAGGGAAATTGAGGTCACAGTAAGTATCACCCTTAGTAAAACTGTAAAGGTTAAGGTATCTGACTATGAGATTACTGACTCTGGAAAGGATGAGGATGGTGAATATTTTGAGGATATAGACTATTCAAACTGTGACCTTAAAGGTGCAGTTGAAGAGCAGATTGTATTACCTCAAAGTGCTCACCCTTATGTTAAGAGCAATCCAAAAGTACATGAAGATTTAAGTAATTGGTGTGTTGATGACCTTGAAGTAAATTTAGAGGAATAGTTACGGAAAGATTAGTTGTACATTGATGAATGTCGTATTATGTTCTGTGAGAGTGTAATTATAAATTTGAAATAATGAAAGTATTAAAGATTTATTCAAGAACTTGTGGACCCTGTAAAGTACTGGAGAGTAATCTCCAACTTGCAGGTATTCCACATGAAAGTATAGATGTCCAATCTATGCAGGGTGAAGATATTGCAGCCAAGTATGAGGTAAGAACAGTACCTACTCTTATCTTAGTAGATGATGAGGGAAATGTTGTAAAAAGACATAGTGGTCTGTTAGGTGTTCAAGAGTTAAAAGAGTTCTACAATGAAACTAATTAAGCCGAGTTTTGAGATATGGAATCAGCCTGCTGGTCTTGAAGGAGTTTATAAACAGATTGAGAGGGTGGGTAGAGTATGCTATAAGTCCGAGGATAAGATGACAGAAGATTCTGCCAAGCCTTTTGTAGATAGGATGATTAAGTCTGGTCATGGTGCTATGTTGGAACATGGTACAGTGTATCTGGCTATGCCTATGGAGACTATACTACCTATAAGAGCTAATGGTTGGGGTAAATATACTGAGAATCCTTATTCAAAAGGTTTCAAAGTATGTGAGGTTGATGGTCAGAAGAGAGTAGCTGTTACTACTAATCTTAGGGTATTGGTAGAGAATGGTTGGCTCAGAGACTTAGAGTATATCTGTGAACCTACAGAGTTCCATGAAAGGAGAGTTACTGTACACTTTGTATGTGATAGAGGTGTATCCCATGAATTTGTAAGGCATAGAGTAATGTCTTTTGCTCAAGAGAGTACAAGGTATTGTAACTATTCCAAGGATAAGTTTGGTAATGAACTTACCTTTATTATACCTTGTTGGATAGAAGAAAAGCAGGAAAATATGTCCTTAGAGATTAGAGATATATGTGGGGGTAATTATACAGAACTCTGTTTCAAAGAAAACCTTGCAAGAGCAGAAAGAGCATATTTTACTCTTATTAAAGAAGGTTGGAAGCCACAGGAAGCAAGAGCTGTTTTACCTAACTCCTTAAAGACAGAATTGGTTGTTACTGGATTTACATCTGATTGGAAGCATTTCTTTGGTCTGAGAGCAATAGGTACTACAGGTGCTCCACATCCTCAGGCTAAGGAATTAGCAGAACCTTTAATGAAAGAATTTATTGTAAGAAAGTATATTAATAACTAAAAAAAAAATTATGGCTTTTGGTACGAAGAAATCAGTTGTAGCTACACCTTCTTTCAGTGAAAGAATGGCAAGCATTAAGTCTATGTTTAAGGCTGCACATGAGGATGCAAGTAATCTTCATGCAGAAATGGAGTCAGAGATTGCAAAGAAGGAATCTCAAATTGCTGCATTGCAGGAAGACATCAAAACTATTGATGTTACTAAGCAGGAGGCTGAAACATTTATGTCTAATATAGAAAAGCTTATTTGATATGATTGAGCAAATAAATCAGTTAAAACAAGGTTCCATTATTAGTGAGAGTTCTCACTATATTGTGAACAGAGTGTCAGGTTCTAATGCTTGGCTTACTCATTTTGAAAGTGGTGAAGAGGTTCAGATTGGTATTAGCTATTTGAAGAACTATACTAATTCTGCTGACTTGTTTGAAACTACAGTAAAGGTAACTAAGGAAGATAAGAAGGATGGTACTCTCGGTATTAGAAGTATCTGGGAGAACATCCACTCTGGTCAAGCATTTACTGTATGCTTCAAGAAGCAGGATAAGCCTAAGAGTAAGAAGAAGCTCAATGAGGAGATTGACTATCTTGTAAACCAGTTCTCTAAGGATATTGATAAGGTTAAAGCAAGTAAGAAGGGAGTAGCTGAAAGGGCTAAGCAACTCATTACTGAACTTATCAAAGAGCCTATCTTACCCTATGAAGAAGGTGAAGACAGAGTTCTTAGAGGCTATAAGATTCAGTTTGAATCAAGAGATGGTAGATATGATTGTGTAGATATGGATATTGTCAAGACTGATAAAGAGTCAGGCATTAGACCAGTCAATATCAACACTATCAAGTGGCTTGTATTCAATGGTGTCAAGTACATTGTTGAGTAATCTTATAAGGGAGAATAAGTTAAATACTTGTTCTCCCTTTAGCTTTTTAAATAAAAGCTTGCATATTACAATTAAATTCCTTACCTTTGCACAAATAATATTTTAAATTATATGAGTTGTTTAATTATAACACCAGAAATTAGAGAATTAGCTAAGAAGTTTCCTAATGAAACAGAGCAATCAGTACTTAACTTGGTTGGACTGTGGCAGGAAAAGAATAATAAGTCTATTGAGGATATTCCATTAGGTAGTGAACTCAATGACTTTATCAAGGAGCTGAGAAGTAGTGAGGCTACTGAACAGCTTGATGAGGCACTTAGCAGTTCTTTTGATACTCCAAGGGTTACTTCTGTTGAGGAACAACAAAAAGTGGACCTACTCTTTGACCCAAAAACAAGAAGAGATAGAGTGACACTTATTGCAAGATTCTTCAGTAATGAAGTTGATGATGCCTTGCAAGAAATGACTGATTCTCTGAAGGGAAGAATTGATGATGCCAGTGGTGTAGAGAAGGAAGAATTACAGGCTGAGCTTAATAGCTTGGATAGATTCTCTGCTATAAAGAAGTACACCCCTGCTGGTATATTCAAGAGAGTAGCTAATATCTTCAATTCTTATGTACAAGATACAGAAGAAGGTAGAATACAGCAAGAACTTAATGCAATCAACTCTATGAGAGGTGCAGACAAGTTCTCTGATGAGCAGAAATTAGAAGCTGCCAAGAAGAAAGCCGCTTATAAGAATCAGGAGTATAAGAAGATAGTTGATGACCCCAGTGTTTATAAAGCTCTTGCTGAGGAAGCAAGTACTTTACTTGTAATGACTGAGGGTATTAGAATAGACCCCAACTATATTGCACCTGCTGATGTAAACCTCAATGATGATGACCCTGATGGTAACAGTGAGGTAGATAATGAAGCAGAGGATTGGAGACAAGAGGAGGCTTATAAGGATGGATGGATGACTAATTTCAGACAGGTAAGTTCACATGAGTCTCTGTCACAAGCTGTAAGAAAAGTAATCAGACAGGTACCTAAACTTGACTATAGAGGTAAGTATGAAAAGGATGATTTAGGTTTCACAAGATACCTTGATGCTGACTATGTTCATGCTACTTTCATTGACAAGTTAAGGAACATGATTAACTCTGATGATATGCTTCCTTTGATGCAGGATTTGCAGAGAATTAAGCCTTGGGTTAAGCAAGTAACTAAGTTACTTCAAGGTAATGAGACTTTATTCTCTCAGTTCTATCAAGACTTCAGAAAGGATTTTATGCCTTACTGGATTCAAAAGAAGAAGATGATGCCTGATGGTACTTTCAAGATGGAAACTATTGCCATCAATAAGCCTGAAGGTGTGTATTATCTCCTTGATGCTTGGAGAGATAACTATGAGAATGGAGTACAACTTGATGATGATAGTGTATATGAGAAGAACGGGGAAATAAACAAGGATAATGCAGCTAAAGGTTTACAATGGACTGAGACATTAAATAATATGTTCCAGAACCTTGATACAGAATCCAGACTTCAACTCTTGGAGAGAGAAGATGTATGGAATACCATAATGAAGTTACTTCATATGTTAGGTATTGATGCCAATCCTTCTGTACTAAAGACTGCATTAACTGATATAAAGACAGTTCCAGGTATCACATTTACTGACCCAATCATGCTTCTTTTACCACAATTGAATATTATATTCAGTGGTATTAAGAAGGGAGAAATCAAGTCTGAGACTAAGGAGGATGGTGCTGAGAAGAGAGGAGACCTTATCAATACTTTTGGCTCTGCTTACAATATGATTGCAAGTATGATGGCAGAAGTTACTGAAGATGCTATTGAAAGTAGTGTCAGAGAGAATGACAAGTCTTACTACTCTCATGTTACTCCTAACTACTTAGGTAAACTTATTAAGAATCTCAAGAATGCTATGAATGACAAGGAGAGATTTGAACAGTTTATGCAGACCGAGTTCAAAGACTATGAGTGGTTCTTTAAGGATGGTCATTGGAGAAATGACTGGCTAAGACAGCTTGCAGAGTCTGATGAATTGAGAAGAGGTCTTAACCATAAAGTAGTACTGAACTCTGATAAGGTAGACTATACTAATTGGGATGATTTGGATTATACTTTGGCTCTTCTTACAGAATACTGGGGAGACCCTGATTCTGCAAAGTCAAGTATAAAGTATGCTTGGTACCATGTTCCTATTCTTTCAGATAGCCCTTCTGCTGAGTTTATCAGATTCAGAAAGTACACAACAGGTGATGTGCTTGATGAGGATGGTAAGAAGAGAACCTATGATGATGTTATCCTTGACAAGTTAGTAGACTTGGTTAATCAAGAGTATGACAGAATCATGCTGGTTAGGGAAAGAGATGAGGCTTATCAGAGAGGAGATAAGGGTGTAGAGCCTATTGCCAATTATGATATTGTCAGAAAGGAAAATGGTAGTATAAAAAGTATGGGAGGTGCAGAATTTAAGTTCCTTCCTGCACTTAACAACCTCAGATATGACAATGGAGAGACATTCATTGATAGGTTAAGCAGACTCAAATCCAAAGGTACTGGAGCTGAACTCAGAAACTTTCTAAGAACTACTCTTAATGACATGATGGAAGATGGTTTTGAACAGACCTACAGAGATTGGATGAGGGTAGGACTTTTGGATGAGCTTCCTAATGGCAAGTACAAGTATCTTCCTTTTGAAGGTCAGTCCAAGCAGAATGCAATAACTGCAAAGGCACTCATTAAGGCTAAGGATGCTTTAGGTTCATTATGGAATACCAATATGGAACTAATGCTTAGAGCCTACAACAACAATAGTGCTTTTGATAGCAGAGAGGCTAATAGCCTAATGGAGCAAATCAAAGCATTACTTACAGATAAGGCAACAAGAGGTGAGATGGAGTTGAAAGATGCTCAGTCAATCTCAAGAAGTCTGTTTGTTAAGAACAATACTAAGGATGCACTTAGGGAATACTATTGGAACAGTAAGTTAGCTACTTCACAAATTATCCAGCTTACTACTACAGACCTTGCTTTCTATAAGAATCTTGAGGACTTTCAGAAGAGATATAAGGAGGTTCATGCTCCTGCTCTTAGATTGAATACTAAGGCTACTTATAAAGGTGAGAGAATTGGTAGGGACTGGGAAAGAACTATCTACTTGAAGGATGATGAGATAATATCCTCTGTACTTGAAGACATCAAGACTGTACTTGATGAAAGGGTTAGAAGAAATGAAATGACCAAGATAGACAGAGATAATATCATCAGCAAGTTTAGAAATGTGAATGTAGCAGATGCTCAGGCATATAGAAGTTTGAGTTCCTATAGGGCAATACTTGGTATGTCAGGTCAGTGGACAGATGATATGGAGCAGGCATATAACAACTTCAAGAATGGAGATTGGAATATCAAAGACTTCAATATCATTTGGCAGACTAAGAAGCCTTATGTCTATACACAAGTCAATAATAACAGTGGCATTGAAGGTCATACTGGAATTAAGACTCCTGTACAGCATAAGAACTCAGAGTTCCTATTACTCGCTATGCATGAACTAATTGCTGGTCCTTTAGGAGGGTCAAGCAAATTGAAAGCCATAAATAAGTTTATGGAAGATAATCAGATTGATGTAGTTCAGTTTGAATCTACTACTAAGGTTGGAAAACAAGGTGTGATAGATTTAAATGATGTTAATACAGAGGCTGATGTAATTCAAAGACTTAAGGATGCTACAGGTATTGGATTTGGTAATGAGAATCCTAATGTAGTACATAAGGTATCTTATGAAGATTATGGTATTCAGACTGCAACTCCTGAACATGCTATTGATGCTGTTCAATTGGTAGGTACTCAGATTAGAAAACTAATTACTGCTGACATCTCTGATGACACAATCATTGAGGTTGATGGTAAGAAGATGACTAAGAAAGAGTGGCTTGACCTATACAATGCTATCAACACTGAGAACATTCTCCAAGCATTTGCTGATGTAGATGAGATATTCAAAGACCCAAAGAAAGTAGAGGAAATCTTACTTGAAGAGATAAGAGGTAATCAAAGATATGGTATGGATATGATGAGGGCTTGTACTCTTGATGAGAACAACAACTTCAATATCCCTCTCTTTGACCCTGTGCAATCTCAAAGAGTACAGACACTCCTTAATAGTGTAATCAAGAGTAGAATTACTAAACAGAAGATTAGAGGTGGAGCTTTAATTCAGGTATCTGATTATGGCTTGACTGATGAACTTCATGTAGTATTTGAAGGTGAAGGTGCTAACAAGAGGATTAAGTATCTTGAATGTTATATGCCTGCATATAGTAGAGAGTTCTATGAGCCTCTCATGGACCCAAATACTCACCAGCTTGATGTAACTAAACTTCCTGAGGATTTGAGAAAGTTGATTGGATATAGAGTCCCAACAGAGGATAAATATTCAATGGCTCCTCTGTATATTAAGGGATTCCTTCCTCAACAGAATGGTTCTGCAATCATGCTTCCTGCTGAGATTACTACTCTATCAGGTTCTGACTTTGATGTGGATAAGATGTACATCATGTTGCCTGAGTTTAATATTAAGAAACTGTATAATATCAAGGGAGCTTGGGATGATTTCTATCTTAATAACCCAGATATTGTGGATGAGATTGATAGAAACTTAGGTGAGGCACTTGCACAATTTATTAAAGAGCAGACTGAAGATTGGGATGAGGCAGCAGGCTTGGATGACATAGCTGACCTTACAGAAGAGTTTAATGAATGGTTAAAGAAAGAGGGTATTAAAAGATATAAATTCTCTGAAACTGCACAGAAGAAATTCTCTGAGTGGTTTAAAACTAATAAGAAGAATTACTTCATTAGGGAGAAGATAGAAAAGATAAAGTATGACTTCAACAAGTCTCCACAGGAGAACAGTCTTAAAGCAAGAAATAACTTGCTGATAGATATGATGTATGGAGTTTTGACTAATGCAGATACAGCTTCAAAGATTCTTAACCCAGGTGGCTTTGATTATCAGAAGAAGTCTGCAAGAATAATGACTATTCTCAATGATTCTTATGAGAGTGACTTGGCTCAAGCATTAAAGGATATGGGTATAGAACTTAATAAGACTGTACAGAAAGGTGGAAAGTCTTATCCCAAGTCTATTGCTTCATATCTATTTGACTTAGACCTTGATACTCTTGATAAGTTGGCAGAGAAAACAAAGGTCAAGATGGACCCATTATCACCAAGAACTCAAGTAATGTTACACCAACAGAACATGACTGGTGCTAAGTTGATTGGTATTTATGCCAACCATAATGCAAATCATGCTTTGATGCAACATACTCAGTTAGCTTTGGATGAAGAAAATGGCTCATTTATATTGAATGGAAAGAGACTTACATCTTTACATGATATTATGAATGGTGACAAGGAATTTATCTCAAAGAATAATGCTGGATTCTTGGCTGCTTCTGTGGATAATGTTAAAGACCCTGTGCTTGCAGCACTTAATCAGAATACTTTCACTGCTGATGCTTCTATGCTTCTCTCAAGATTAGGTTATAATCCTATTGAGATAGGTCTGTTAATGATGCAGCCTATTGTACAAGAGATTACTCAGACCTATTTCAGAGAGAGTAGAGAGGGCAAAGGCAAAGATACTATCATAGATGAAGTACTGGATAAGTATAAGGAGAAGGCTGCTATTAATAATGACTTGACTTATGATAACTACAAGAATAATAGCTTCTATATTGAAGAGCTTGCAGACAATATAATGCTTGCTAAGGAGGCTGTTACTGACAGGACTCAGACCTCTGATTTCAGAAAAATTGAGTTCTACCAGAAACAAGTTGCAGTTGGATATTTGTTCAAGAGAATTATGAACTCTGCTGATGCTTTAGGACAGTTAGTACAGGCTACAAGGTCTGATACCCAAGGAGGAGCTGCTGGTCCAACTATTGCAGATACTGAGTTGAAGATGCAGAAAGTGAAAGACCTGTTAGACCAGATAGAGAATAATAGCAAGTTCCCATTGAAGAATGCCAATGTAATACTTGATGGTCTATTATCAGACAATCCTAACACTGGCACTCTAAGAGAAAGACTATTGTCTGCTCCTCTTCCCTTCTTACAGGCTTTCTATACTCTTGGTTTACAGAAAACAGAAGAAATGTTAGGGTCTTATTTCCCTCAATATACTGAATCATTCAGAGCTGTAATTGATGACCTTAGAGGCATGACAAAGACTGGTAAGTTGAATGTAAAGACTATGAATAGTATTTATAATGACTTGCTTGCCTATATCATGTCAAAGAATGGATTCTTTGGTTCTGAATTGATTGTAAACCCTAACTCAGAAGTAGGTGATATTATTGTGACTTCCTCTGACAAGAGAAAGGATTTCATCAATAACTTCCCTGAATACTTCAAGAGAGTGGTTACAGATAATGAGGATATAGCTGACCTTGAATTTATTAAGAGGCTTAAGGTAATTAGGGCAAATGACAATAATCCTGTTAGCACAGTAGTGTTCAAGAATGTTGGTCAATTAAGTCCTACTTTGAGAGAAAGATATATGAGAGATTGGGCATCTCTATTATATATGAGTAACCCAGAAGCTCAGAAGCTTGCTCTTAATCTATTCAGATATAGCTATTATAGAAATGGCTTTGCATTTGGACCTTCAACCTTCATCCATTTGGCACCTGTGGCAGTGAGAAATGCTATCCCAGAGTACATAAGTACATTGAGGACTCTCTTATCATCAAGTGATGACTATAGTCAATTTGTAGACCAGTATGTCTATAACCACTTGGATAATAGAAAGTTGGTTCCTGAAATCCCTGATACAGCCTCTGTCCAGTTCATAGGAGAGGATAATGAAGTTAAGAATGAAGTTACATTTGTAATTGATGATAATGCTACCTTTGGAGATAAGAAAGTTATCAAGAAAAGGATAGATACTCCTGATGGTCCTGCCTATGACTTCTTTAAGTATATAGGTAAGAGAATCAGAGGAAAATATATTTATTACAAACTGGCTTCATTAGGTACTGAACAAACTAATGTTGCAACCTATGAAAGGATTGAACCATTAGGTTTCAGAAACAGCTTCATTGAATATGAGTATGGTAAGGATGTAGAGGAGATGGAAACTGTAATTGATAAGAATAGGAAAGATTATGACCCTTATGCAGATATATTGTCAAGATTTGACCCTGGAGATGCAGAAGTTGATTATGATTCTATGCCTGATTATCTAGATACACCCCAAGAGTACTGGGATTCTATTCCACAAGTAGATACTGATGCTTTCCAACAAGTATATGGTACTCCTCTTGATACTTCTGCTCCTAAGGCTGATGATATAACAGCTATTCAGCCTAATACAGAGTATAAGGATGAGAATGGTGATAATATTTGTGGTGCTCCAACATTATATAGTTTATAAGATATGGCAAGAAGTTGTGCAATTATTCCAAAAGTGAAGAATAGAAATGGTCAGGTAGTGGACAGCAAGTTATTCAAGGACTTGCTGTCCTTCACCTCTAACAATAGAAGTGAAACTACAAGACTGTATCTTATCACAAAAAGCAGTCAGTTTATAAAGGACTGGCAACCAAGATTAACATTAGATGAAAACAATGAACCTACATTGAGAAGTTTGCTAAAGCAGACTAATCTTAGTAAGGTCATTCCAGAGACTAAGGTGCTTGAAAGGCTCAATAGAGAAATAGGGTACTATAAGAAGGGGATGGACAGACCAGCCTTATGGGTAAACAATGATGAGAATTATCAGAAGTTGAAACAGAAGGCTATAGCCTTTAATCAGAACTCAGAGTATAGAGATGATTATGTGGCTAATATAGTTAAGATTCAAGACAGTGAATCCCCAAGAGTATTCATTGGAGTAAAGGTTGAAAAAAGAAACAGGCTTAACTCTATTAATGCAGATAAGATGGAATACAATGAAAACCTTAATAACAGGTTGAGAGGTATTCTTGAATCTCATGGAATAGGGATAGGTGCTTTGACTGACCTTGAAAAGAGAATGGGTATTCATGGTGTAACTGACTTTGATGTTGCAAGAAATGCAGCAAGTGGTCTTGTTGAAATGATTAGGCTTGCTAATGGTATTCAAGGTGAAAGAGCACTTCCTGAGGAATTTGCACACTTTGCCATTGAAGCTATGGGAGATAATCCACTCATCACAAGACTTATCAATAACATATCTTCCAATGGATTGGCAAGAGAAATTATAGGTGAGGACTATGATACCTATGATACTTTATATCATAGTGATGAGGCTAAGTTGGCAAAGGAAGCTGCGGGTAAATTACTTGCAAAACATCTCCTTCAAGGAGAGAAAGTCCCATCTGCTCCTTACAGTAATCTGCTGCAAAGAGTAATTCAAGCAGTTAAGAATTTCTTTAAGAACATTAGTGCAAGTCCTATACAAAGAGCTATGAAGGAAGCTGATAAGAACTTTGGTTCCTTAGCCCAGCAAATCCTTGATGGTAGTATGGATGAGGCTATTGACATTAGCAATATTACTTCAAGTGGGGTGTTTTATAATACCTCAGAGAGAGTGGCAAGGGATAAAAAGCTGCTTCAAGGAATCATTGAGAATGAGTTGAAGAGATTAAAGATTTATGAAAAGAGAAATCCTAATAGCAGGTTTAGTGCTAACCAAAGGTTACTCATTGATAGATTGGATATTGAATTAGCTGACAACAATGAGATTGAAGGTATTTATACTTTTGTTGAAAATGCTCTTGAAGAATTAACCAAGGTAAGTGATAGGCTTACTATGTTGCAGAATACTCCTGCTACTAATGTCAATGAGAGGGCTGGTGTCCTAAGAGATGTCAGAAACTACTTGTATAGTTACAAGCATATTACTGATGATATTAGGAAGGCTCTTATTGATGAAGAGAGGCATGCAGACAATAGATATGGTCAAAGAGTAAGAGTTGTGTTAGACAATACAACTACACTACTTGGAGACTTGTTTGTTAGATACAACAATGTAGCAATGCCCCTTTTTGTTGATTTCATTAAGCCTTTTGTAGGAGAGAGTATAACTGTTCCCTTTGGTAAGTTCAAGGGTAAGACTATGACTGCTGAAGACTTGGTGAAAGTAGCTGATAAGGACATATCTTTCTTTGACAGGTGGCTTGACTCTATGGCAGACTCTTCAGATTATATGCTGAAAGTTATGGACCAAGCTGTCAAGAAGAGTAAAGAAAATGCAAGGTTGGAGACTATCAATGTTATGAAGGAGCTTCAAGCTGCTACCATTAAGTTAGAGCAAGCTGGAATTAAGAACACTGATTGGATGTTTGAAAGAGATAGTAAAGGTAATCTTACAGGTAATTATATTTCTGAGATTAACCAAGGTCTATTCAAGGAGAAAGTCAGAGAAATGTTCAAGTCTCTCAATGAAAAGTATGGCAAGAATCCTGTAGGAGAAAATGCAGAGAAGTACAGAAAAGAGAGACAAGCTTGGTTTGATGCTAATATGGAAGTAGTCAATGGAAAGAAGCAACCTAAAGTATCAATCTATGGCAATAAGGCTTATCAGAATTTGAATCCTGCCCAAAAAGAATACTACAATAGGATTATGGAGATAAAAGCCAAGCTGGATTCATATCTTCCTGACAAGTACACTACCTTAACTAATGCAGTTAAAATCAGAAAGGATTTACTTGAAAGGGTAAAGGCATCCGATGGTGTAAGGTCAGGCAGTACACAAGTATGGGAAGCTGTTAAAGACCAATTTATTAGAAGAACAGATGACACTGAGTTTGGAGATAGGGCTACAGTAAAGGACTTTGAAGGTAAAGAGGTACAAGTACTTCCTATCTACTATACCAAGATGAAAGAGGGTGAAAGTCCTAATGACCTATCTACTGATATAGTATCTACTCTCACAGCTTATGCAGCTATGGCTAATGACTTCAATGAAATGAATAAAGTAATTGATGTTCTTGAGCTTGGTAGAGACATGCTGAAAGAAAGGGAGATTATACAGACAAGGGGTGGTAAACCACTGGTTGAGAAGTTCAAGTCTGTAGGTAGGAAAGTTGAATCTACTCTCACTAAGTCTGGTGATGAAACAAGGTTCATGCAGAGATTGAATGACTTCTTTGAAATGCAAGTCTATGGTAGGTATATGGCTGATGAGGGTACATTTGGTAATACCAAGATTGATAAAGGAAAGGTAGCTAACTTTGTTAATAGAATTACTTCTCTTAATATGTTAGGTCTAAACCTGTTAAGTGGTATATCAAATGTTACTACTGGTAAAATTATGATGAGAATTGAGTCCTTTGCAGGTGAGTTCTATAATGAATCTAATACCTTAATAGCTGATAGGAATTATGGTAAAGCATTACCAGAGTACTTAGCTGAGATAGGTAACAGAGTCAAGACAAGTAAACTTGCTTTATGGGATGAGTTATTCAATGTAATGCAGGAGTATGAAACTGATGTCAGAGAGGTAAACTTTGATAGAAAGACTTGGTTCAGTAGAATGTTTGGTACCTCTGCTTTATTCCTTATGAATAATGCTGGTGAGCATTGGATGCAGAATAGAACTTCATTAGCACTTGCAGATGCTTATAAGATGAAAGCTCCTGATGGTAAAATAGTTTCCTTATGGGATGCTATGGAGGTGATTCCTATAGATAAGAACAACAAGAAGTTAGGTGCTAAGTTGCAGTTAAAGCAAGGTTATACTAAGGAAGATGGCTCTGCATTTACAAGGGATGATATTATAGCATTTAGTAGAAAATCTGCTGCTATAAATCAGAGAATGCACGGTATTTACAATAAGGCTGATAGAAGTGCAGTGCAAAGATTGGCTGTAGGTAGAATGGGTGTTATGTTCAGAAAGTGGATAAAGCCATCACTTAATAGGAGATTTAAGTCTGCTACATATAACTATGATTTGCAAGCATGGACGGAAGGTTATTATAATACTACAGGAAGATTTATGTGGCAATTAGCTAAAGAGTTGAAGGAAGGTCAGTTTGCAATAGCTGCTAATTGGAATAATCTTACAAAGACAGAAAAAGCCAATATTAAAAGAGCTGCTACTGAAGTAGGTCACTTCTTAATTATTGCTGCATTCTTGGGTCTCATGGATTGGGATGATAATAAGGATAGACCTTGGTTACAGAAGATGATTGAGTATCAAGCAAGAAGACTTTATACTGAAATTGGTACTCAGGTTCCAGGTCCTCAAATGGTAGGAGAAGCTCTTAAAATCTTGAAATCTCCTGCTGCTGGTATTAATACTGTAGAGAGTGTTTTGGATATGGTAGGGCTACTGAATCCTATGAATTATGAAACTTTTGCAGGTGAAGATGCTATTATTCAGTCAGGTAGGTTTAAAGGTGATTCAAGAGCAACTAAGTTATGGTTTGAATCTCCATTAATTCCTATGAATAAGACTATATATAGAGGTTTACACCCAGAAGAAAGTATTCCATTTTTTAAACAATAATATTATGTTTATACATGTGCTTATTGTACCATTAATAAGTATTTTAATTCTTGGTATATTTTACAATGATTAGTTAATAATGTGAAGGGGAGTGAGTAGATTAAGTTCTACTCCTCCCCTTATTTTTTTTTTATTTCCTACAAAATAAAAGGGAAGTAACATTTCTGTTACCTCCCTAATAAAAAATTTCATCCTACTGACTAAAAGGCTATACATTTAACAGCTTGGTTTCTCTCTTCTTGAGAGATTGAATCAAACTTTTCTTCTGTCCAACCTTTCTTCAATAGATTTTCCTGCATCCCTGTATCTAAAGACTCAAAAGAAGAATTAGGTACTTCTCTATATCTAATATCATCATTAGTTCTGGAGAATATTCCTACATTGTCTATAGCTGACTTAATTTGATTAGGATTAAATACTATTCTTACATCTTGTCTAACAGTTGGTCCATCTATTACATTATTAAACAATACAGAGTCATATCCTTGTTCCTTAGCTTCTTTTATAATTTGTTCTCTAGTTATATACTCTTTATCAGAAACCTTGATAATATAAGGATTTTTAGAATTAAGGAAAACGTCATAAACACTAGATTTATATTCATTTCCTATATGAAATAGAAGTTTTAAATTTCCTAATGCACTACCTGTTTCTTTTGAGTAATAATCTTTAGCTATTTTTCTTTTATTTGTAAAATAGAAACCAGACTTATCACCACTCATAGACCCTATCTTACCAAGTTTAAAAGCATTAAATTGTTTAGCACTTCCATGATAAACAACTAAAGGTTCACCATTTTCATCAACTACTTTAGAAGCCTCATTAGGATTATTTTCCCAGTCCCCAAACCAATCCTTAAAGGCTTTAGTTCTTACTTGGGCATATTGTCTTTCAGTAAGATTAGACTTTTTACCATTAGGGGCTAATAAATTACCTTCTGAATCTCTCTTAGCATTAGCAAGAATATCTTGCATTTCTTTAAAGTATTCTTCTTGTCTTGCTTTAGCTTGACTAAGTGTTTCTACAGGTAATTCTCTATTACTATATTCTCCCCTGTTTATCATTTGGTAATATGCAGTAAGGTGAGGTCTAACACTATTCCAATTAGTTACTTTAATCCATAAGTCTTTAAAGAAGTTCTTAATTTTACCTAATAATCCAGCATTTTGTCTAGTAGTAACATACTCTCTGAATCCTTCTGCCATATCTTCCTCAAGAGAAAGATTGTCTTTTTCACCATATAATTTCCTTGCTTCATCATATAGTGCCTGTCTTTCATCATTGTCAAGAAGGAGATTAAATACAGCATGGAAAGCTTCATGGTATGCAGTACCCTCAGCAGCTATGTTAGACAATGTGATTACACCTTTATCAAATTGACCCCAAGCTAAGGTACCTCTTTTGCCTACTTTAATAAGACCTTTTACTATTTTTACCCTATCTTGTTCACTTAGTTGAGGCAAGACTTTATTTAGCCATTTAAGTTCCTTTTCTTGATTCCATACAGGAGTTTCTGTAGTATCCTTTGCCTTTCTTAAAGTAAGTACATCCTCAAACTCTTCATCACTGTCATTTATTGCCTGTTCCTTTTGAGCAGTATAGGCAGCACCTGTCTGGGTATTACCTTGATTAATAGTTGCAGGAGTCTCTACAGTAGTAATAGGAGTAGCACTTACAGTAGGTACTGCATCAGGGTCAAACAATATAGTCTTTTCTGATGCTAAGTCTCTCATTCTTTGAGGATTACCTAATAAGGTTTTTCTAATGGAATCCTCAACTTGAGACTCACTCATACCTCCTTGTACAGGATTATTCCTTATAAGTAAGAATGTTTTACCATTAGGAAATACTGCATAGTAATTATTTGAAGCTACATGAGCTGCTTCTCCCTGTCTGCCAAATCCCTTGGTTATATTAGGAACCTTGGTTATATGGACATCTACTTCTGTAATACCTGCAATAGGAGTTAAATATCCTTTATGTAACTTACCATCCAACTCAAAGTAGCCTACCCCCTCATCAGCATTATTCATACTGTGTTCAGGAGTTAAGTCCTCAATAGGATTCTGTGTCTCTAATGAAGTCTCAAAGATAGGTAATACTGTCTGAGCTTGTGCTGGAGTAGCAGGAGTTTCTGTAGATTTATTTACCTTAACTGCACTTGCTAAAGGCACATTAACAGCAGGATTATATGTAATAGGAATACCCTTTTCACTTTGTACTGCTGATACTTTCTCCTTATTATAACTCAATACAAATGGCATTACAGCTAACTTAGTAACTGGTACACCATACTGAGATTCAAATAGGTTCTTATAGGCAGAAAGTTGTAAAGTATAGTAATCCTTTGCACTCATTCTTTGAGTAGCAGATGGAGTAGTAAAGTAATTAACCTTATGTCCATATATGTCTGTAAAGTCATAGAAGCTGTATCTACTTGTCTTTACATCATAGATTCTAAAATTACCATCCTTGTCAATAGAAAGAATATCAACCTCACCTGCAACTCTTGTACCATCAGAATATTTTTGGAACAATACAATATTATCAGCAAGGAATCTTTCTCCCATTTGCTCCATATTTGACTTAATCCTATTAAGAGTAGTAATCAAATCTATAAAAGCATTTTCTGACATATTAGATGGTCTTACTATCTTAGATACATCTCTTATAGTAAAGTACTGTCTAATAATACTATCTACTGCTGAGCCAGCATCAAGTGCTCTTTGTGAGTTAGTACCAGACATTTTGTCTCTTACTATATTCACAATAGTGTCTCTACTCTTAGCATCAGTCTTTCCTCTGTAAGCAGTCAAGTCTACTTTGAACTTGTTCTCCAAGTATTTTAAGTAGTTCTCATACTGAGTAGGATTATCTACAAACTTGCTAAGATTAAGTCTTGCTAATTCAAGAGCCTTTGTTTGCTTGTCAGATTCTACCCAATTAGAGCCTAATCTACTATGCACTCTACTATATTGGTGGTATTCACCATCATCCTCAAGTACATAATAAAACTCACCATCAGTTTTTGTCTTATCTACCCTCTTCTGATTCTCATATATTTCACTGATAACCTCCTTAGACTTGGCAACTCTATCCTCTTTTTCCTTCTTTCTACCTGCAATAGCATCCTTTACATCTTGTGCATCCTGACCACTGAGATATACTTGCTTACTTCTGTCAAGTACCTTACCATCAGGAGTAAGAACTTTGTTATCTACCATCATTGATGATGCTGTAGCATCCCCAAAGTTATCTTGTGCCCAAGCTAAATCAAATAATAATTTTGTTGAATATTCATTAATAATGACAGTTTTGCCTTGATTATCCCTTATGGTGTGAGTAGATAAATCTACATATACTGGATATGTAAATCCTGCTGGCTGCATATAAATACCCTTTATAGCACCCTCAGTACCACCTACAGGAGTTTCTATCTTCCTCTTAGGTTGAGGAGCTACAGAAGCTGGACTTATAGCTTGATGCAGATTACCTTCATTATCAAAGTAGTCAGTTGTAAACCAAGTACTTCTTACTGAAGCCTCAGTAATATTTGAAGTAAGGATATTAGAGTTTATCAATCTATTGTTGTATGCACCTTCATTTATTCTCCTTGTACTGACTTGCAGAGGAAGATTGAACTTAACAAGGTGTCCGAGTATCTCATTGTATATATCCTCAGGATTCTTAGGAGTACCTAATGCACTTGTATCTCCCAAGTCTTCAAGAGCAGTTGCATCAAAGTTTATACCTCCAATCTCTGCACTCTTACTACTTGTAGAGAAATATACATCATACTTATCCTCCTTGATTTGCTCCTTTCCATCAATGGTTACTTTCTCATAAGTACCATCTGGCTTTCTCACCTTCTTACTGATAACAATACCATCACCTGCCTTACTACTAAACCAAGTAACCATAATATCCTGCATATACAAGTCTTGTGCCAAGTCTTGCATAGCAGCAGATACATCATCCTGTGATGTAGCAGTTGATAACTTAGTAATGGCATTCTTTATATCTTCTCCAACAGGAGTAGAACTTACTGAACTGTCATTTAGATTGAACTCCTCATTATTGAAGTGCTTAACTCTTACAGCAGCAGGAGAATACTTACCAGCCCCATTAGGTATAAGCAGATATAATCTACCTTCCTTTTGGCTCATATCCACTGGCTTGATGATAAGGCTGTCATCAATCTTACTATTAGTAGTAAGAACACCATTCTTTATAATACCAAAGATAGGCTTTCTATCAGTTGAAGATACATTAGGTATCTCAGATAGACTTCTCTCAGTATTACCGTAAGGAATCCTACCTACCATTACCTTAGATACCTTTGTAACAGGTGTGGCAATGAACTTACCTTTAGTTGAAATACTTTTTGTTACATATTTATCTACAGCTTCTTTTTTTAAGGGTACTCTTAAATCTTTATTAATACTAAAATCAACAAAGACTCTTCCATCTTTTGTTATTATTATTTTCCTTATATCAGTGTTTGGTCTATTAGTAAACTGGTTAGTAAGTAAAGCAATAATAGTTTCTTTTCCTTCTTCTATTTCTTCTTTAGTTGCATTATTCTTAGTAACTACTGTACCATCTTGCCTCCTAGTTCCAGCAGCATACTCTGCAAAGTCTATATCATCAAAGTCTAATTCTATAAATGCTTTTCCATCTTCTAGAGTTCTTATTTCTCCCTCTTGATGTCCTTTTGGGGCACCTTTAACATAAGTTAGTTTAGCAGAATAAGTTATAACAGTATTACCATTATTATCTATTTTCTTATGTGGAGTAACATTATAATTAGCCTCTCTAGTCCCTCTTTTTATATTAAAATTAAATCTATCTTCTGCTTGACTCTCATTACCAGATGGTTTTGAAGACTGAGAACCTCTCTCAGCATATTCCTTTCTTATCTTCTCTTCAAGACCCTTCAGACCCTCATACCTTGAAACACTGTAGTCAGATTCATCCAAACTACCTACTACTTGACCATTCCTTTTATCTATAATAAATATAGTGTGGTCATTGAATGAAGGGTCAATCATAAAGCCAAGTTCATCACCTGCTTTTAAGTTACCTTCATTTAGGTATCTAAATGCTCCACTATCTCTTAGATAACCATAAATACCAGAGAAGTCTACACCCTTTTCTCTCTCACCTACTACAATATCAAATGGTCTGAAATCTCCTTCCTTGCTTGCCTCTATATGTAGTTCAGGTATAGCAGGTCTATAGAATTGATTAGAAGTATCTCTACTTGGTCTTTGTGGAGTTTCTACCCTCTCATTGGCTTTCTTATTCTCCTCATTAACCATTTCAGCAGTTATATTGCCTACAGGCAGTTCTGTTGTAGGTAAGCCTTCACTACTTGTTACAGTAGGAGTAGTAGATGTACCACTATCTCCTGTAGTAGTTCTATCATCACCTCTCACAGTCCCCTCTCTTTTTTCTACAGGCTTCTTATATTCAGGTGAGAATCTATCCTTAAATCTGTTGTCATTATTTACCTGAGACATAGCCTTCTGTAGCTCATATTGGGCTTCTTGGAATCTTGTTGCAGACAACTCAACATCTCCCTCAGAATCTTCATCAAAGGCATTTTCATTATTAATGTAAATTGAGTTAGGATTAGCTAACTGTTCAAGTTTTTCAGAGTTACTGAATTGGTCTTGAAGGAGTTTCATAGCATCTTGCTTAACTTGTGGTTCTGCATCTGACTCATTAAGAACTCTCTTCACTTCATTGTTATATTGTGAAGTCTCTCTGTAGTTCTTAGCCATTTCACTACCTCCATCCTCAAGTTCTTTTAGAACTCTATCTCTATTCTCTGTATCATCTTGGGCATCTATTGTACTTCTAAACTCTTGCAAGTTCTGTGCAGCATTCAAAGATGCCTTCAAGTCATCAGACTTCTTCTTAGCCTCTTGTTGTGCAGCCTGCTCATCAGCTCTTGCATGGTCTTCTGCTTGCTTTTGAGGATTCTTGAGATACTCTTTTAACTTTGCATTATATGTCTTTGAGGCATTGCCTAACTTGACAATATCATTCAGCTTAGTTGTAATATCTGCTTTCTCATCTGCACTAAGTACAGTCTCATCTACCTCATTAATTTCCTTGATAAGACCATCTACAAACTTAGGACTAGTTGCTAATGTATGAGCAAGTACCTTATCATCCTGACCTCTAACCATATTAAGAGTGTTGATAGCACCTTCAATGGCTCTTACATTCTTATCTGCTTGCTTATATCTATCAGTTAAATCAGTATGAGATTGACCTTCAAAATCTCTAACTTGTTGATTGAATCTAAGGAATGAGTCTAAGTTACCTATTACATTACCAATAGCTGACTTTACCTCTCCAGACATAGCTGTTGCCCTTTCAGCCCAGTTGCCTATCTGAGACTTCATCCATGTCAATTCTTCAAGCTGGTCATCTGATAATTGCTGACCTGTCTTAATATCAAGCTCATCTTTTATCTTCAGATAATTGTTGATAGTATTGGTCATTTCATCATGGTTCTGCTGCAACTTCTCTATCATTTCCTGCTTGCCCTCTGGGGTAGCATACATAGGATTGCCATTCTTATCAACAAATGGACCTACCTTAGAGCCATCTTCAAGAGTAGTTGTAGTATTCTCCACAATAGAGGCAAGGTTCTCATCTGATGTGTCAAATGCTGCATCAATCAAGGTAGTAAGGTCTTCCATCTTGCCTGCATTATCAAACATGGCAATATCAGATACTAATTGAGCATGTTCTGCATTCTTAAAGTTGAACTCATCACCTTCCTCAGCAGCCCTGTTCATATCATTCTGATACTTATTATGCCTGATAAGACCTTGATAGTAGTTCTTAAATTCAGGAGAGTTTATCCTACTATTCATGTAGTTAGCAATCTCATTTTCCCTTGCTATCTTCTCATTATAGTCTCTCCACTCATTTATGGCACCACCTTCAATAGTAATAGGAGATTGTAGTGAACCTGACTCACTTCTAACCCCTCTAAATCTTGGCATACCTAATGCACCTGTCAAAGAACCAATAAAGAACTCTTCCCATGCAGAGCCATCATTTACTGTCTCATTAATTCCCTCAGCAAATGATTTAGTCCAACTCAAAGTCTCTTGTGCAGCCTCTGGGTCAGTCTTTGACTTGTAGAAGTTATTTACATCAGTAGAGTAATAATTACCTGATATTCTACTAGCCATACCTTGAGTGATTTCCTCAGTACCTTCAGATAATGCACCCTTTGTTATTGCGGTAGCAGCACCTAATCTTGTAGTACCAGCAGTATATTCCCCTGCCTTACCTACTATATTAGTAGCCCTTCTTGCAGTCTTAAATCCATTAGCATACATCTTTCCAAACTGGATTATATTAGATGCAGTAAGGATAGGTATATTCATAAGCAAGTCTGCATTACCCATCTTCAATCTATCCTCACTTAATCTACCTAATGCTTGATTATAGGATTCTTGTTCTGCTCTTATTAATTGGTCATATACCTCAGTACCTTCATAGGCATTCTTTATATACTGTAATCTCTGATGATATTCATCATCTAATTGTGTTTTATGCAGTTCAAACCAGTCTTTACTATTATTAAGTGCTTCAATTCTACCCTCATTCACTGCTGAAGTAACAGCTCCTACTGCTGAAGTAACTATTGCTGGAGCCTTTGAAGATTTAGCAATAGCACCAATAAGTTGAGGTAACTTAGTTGCTTTCAATCCAGCAGCAGTAACACCACCACTATAGAAAGCACCTACTGTGAAACCTAAGTTCTTGATAAACTTATCACCTAAGAAGTTAGCAGTGAAGATATTTTCATACCAAGGCTGCTCTTGTTCTGCCCTTGTATAATAGTTAGGCAATGCTTGCTCAGACCAATCATTAACAGACTGCATAGCCTTAGAGAAGTCATTATCCCATAATCCTGCTACTGCTCCACTTTTAGTGTAATCATCATCAAATCCTCTTCTTATAGCTTCTCCAGCACCAAATAGTAATCCTAAAG